ATGGTACAATTTAGTGGATATGGACTTATTATTGTAGTTATAGATTATTTTGGAGGTATATTTCTTTTAAGTAAGATTAGTCCTTATTTATTTAAGACGGAAAAAGGGCAATACATTGCTCTTTTATTGTTTCATATTATTATTACATGTATCAATTTCTTTTTATCAAAGTATTTAAATCGAAAAGAAGTGCGACATACTGTTTATGGCTTAAGATTGGAAACAGTGGTCTGGATTGTTGGACTCATATTTTTGCCAATTATTATGATGATGGGCAAGGGTATTATTTATTAAAAATAGGAATTGGTGAATGGATTTTAATAGCAGATGTCAAAAGCAAAACCCTTAGGCAGAAATTTAACAAAATTCAAAAAACTTAAAATAATAGATGAGCTTAGAAATAAAATCTGAGTTTCCCTGAAAACAATACCATTAAAACCATTGATGATTTATAGGTGAAATAGGTTTGAGTTAGATCGGTTTAGAATTTATAGGAATACAGCAGGGACCTTTTTTTGTTTATACAAATTAATTGATTGTAAAAATGTATTTGAAGTAATAAAACAGCTAAAAATATTAAACGAGAATTCGGGAGAAAATATTTATTTACAAGTGTTTTTATCATCTGACTTAGAAGATTATTCTGTCGATGGAAAGCAACCGATTATAAATTTACGAGAGTATTTTGAAATACAGGGAAAAAATATAATTTAATTGTGTATGCTGTTAAGATGGACAGTTTTGTGAACGAATACAAACTAAAGAATATACGATAGAAATAAGAATTTCAGCTTAATATAATAATTATATAAGGGATATCTAAAAATAAAAACCTCCCGTGATTAGGATAATTAACAATTAATCACAGGAGGTTTGTTTATATGATAATGGTAGAAAAATTAGAAAAAGGTACATATTTTGAGGATGCTTTTAGGATCTCATTTAAGTACAATTATGATACGGTAGCTAAGGTAAAGGAGTTAGGGCAGAGGAGATACCTCCCAGATGATAAAGCGTGGGAAATTCCAGCTTACGAGCTCCCTAATTTGGTAGCTAAGGTAGGTATACATAATATTACGGGAAAGAGCGACATTTTAGATTCCCTCAAAACTAAGGAGATAGAGGATAAAAGAAAAAATACTCAGGAGAGATTAGAGGGGATTAAGCCCGTAGTAGATTTTGACTTTACTACTAAGCCTCTCCCTCATCAAGTAGAGGCTTTTAATTATGGTATCAATAGAAATAGCCTCCTTATCGGCGATGAGCAGGGCTTAGGGAAAACAAAGGAGAGTATTGATATTTGTGTAGCACGGAAAAAGGAGCTTATCAAAACTCTCATCGTATGTGGGGTAAACTCTGTAAAATATAACTGGGAAAAGGAGATCCGTACTCACTCTAAGGAGAGATGTATAGTAATAGACCAGAAAACGATGCCTCAGAGAGTAGAGGCTGTAAATGATTGGTTTAGAGGGGCTGAGTTTTTTGCAATTATCAATATAGAAAGCCTAAGAAGTAAAGCGATACAGGATGCCCTTTACTTAGGGATTAAGGATGGCTACATTGGAGCGATTATTGTAGATGAGATCCACAAAGCGAAAAACGGAAGTAGCCAGCAGGGAAAAGCCTTGAGAACTCTTAGGAGCCCTGTAAAAATCGGATTATCTGGTACACCGATGAATAAAGCGGAGGATCTTTGGAATATTCTCACTTGGTTAGGAGTGGAGAAAAGGAGCTTTTATAGTTTCCGTAATGCTTACTGTGTATTGGGCGGATACGGAGGATACAAGGTAGTAGGGCATAAGAATTTAGAAAGCCTCAATGCTGAGTTAAATAAGGTTATGATCCGAAGAAAGAAAGAGGAAGTATTAGACCTCCCTCCTAAAATTTATTCTACCGAGTATGTGGAGCTCTCCGTAACTCAGCAAAAGCTGTATAGAGATATTAAAAATGGTATCATAGCTGATTTAGAAAATATCCTTGCTACCGTAAATCCTCTTAGCTGTACTCTTAGATTAAGACAGCTCACAGGAGGGCTCTTTACAGAGGATAATCCTAAGCTGGAGCGTATAAAGGATATGCTGGATGAGGAGATTATCCCGAACGGATACAAGGCTATTATCTTTAGTCAATGGGAACAGATAACCTCCCTCTATGTTGAGGCATTAAAAGAGTATAATCCTATCTATATCACAGGTAAGGTATCTCCAGAGGAACGCCAGAAAGAGGTAGAGCGTTTCCAGACGGATCCAGATTGTAAGATCGCTATCGGTACTATCGGAGCGATGGGTACAGGCTTAACACTTAATAAGGCATCTTATGTATTCTTTGTGGATAAACTCTGGAACTCTGGAGAAAACTCACAGGCGGAAGATAGAGCACATCGTATCGGTACGGTAGGCACTGTAAATATTATCTCTATGGTAGCAAAAGGCTCTATTGATGAGGGAGTGGAGGAGTACTTAGTGGAAAATAAAGATCTTTTTGATCGTATCGTAGACGGAAAAGGAACGAAAGCCGACATTAAAACGATACTTAACAAATTATTACAAATATGATATACTGGGGACATATAAGGAGGTGCTACAGTGAGAGTAATTACGATTGATGCGGATACAAAAGAGCGAGTATATACGAGAAAAGAGGTAGCAGACATAGTAGGCGTATCTACTCAGACTATACGCCTCTGGGAAGATGCTAAGGTAATCCCGCCATCTGTAAGGGATGAAAACGAGTATAGATACTGGAAAGATGAGGGGCTTGGGGCAATTAAACAATACGCAAGTTTACCCGCTAAAGAGCGGAGAAGAAAATAAAACTCATATATGAGGAGAGTGTAAAAGCTCTCTTTTTTTTACTCAAAATTGAGGAGAAATAATATTTTATCTCTCTAAATTTTTTACCTCTATGGGATTAAGTTATGTATCAACATAAAAATTGAATAACGGAGGTAAAGGATTATGGTAAAAATTCATTTTACGAACGCACAGGCTAAGGATTACGGGTACGGAATCGAAGTAAACGGTAAAAGACTTAACAACATCATCTCACAGGCTCTGGGAACGAGGGTAGGGGATAATTACGGATATAGCTCTAATCTCCCTAATTTTGAGAGTAATTGCTGTAACATCACAGTAATTATTGATCCTCAGCCATCTACAGTATCTATCGAAACAGCAGGCGGAGATTATTCCAGCGTAGAAGAAATGGAGGAGGAACTTAATGGGAAGTATCAGCCGAAAGTTGAAACGCCAGCAGGCGAAGAATAACGGAACATTTATCTACAAGAAATCTCTGGCTAAAAAGTTTGGATGCTCTGTAACAGAACTTAATAAAAGGCTGGAGCGTAGAGAGAAAAATTTAAGAGAATTGGAGGGTATTACAGATGGCACAGGCAAATAAGAACTTTACAGCGAGGGTAGCGGGTGTAGATATTGAGCTGGGTATGAGTATACAGAATAAAAGCGGTATCTGGTGCAAGCCTACCGTCCGTATGAGTATTGTGATTGATGGAGGAACTAATCCAGAACAGAGAAAAGCTATTATCAAGCAGGCTTTTGATGAAGTTTCTGAGAACATCGAGCAGGTAATCTCCGAGATGGAGTAACACTCACAGCGGGGGGAGGGGGGCAAGCCTCCTCCCTTTTTACTGGAGGTAGATATGAAATACACGATCGAGGGCTTTAATCAAGCTAAGGCAGTAGAATTAGATCTCTGTGTAGCAGATCTTATAATCCTCAGATGGTTTGTAGATTTTGCAGGCACGGAGCGGATAGTAAAAAGGCTAATAAACGAAAAAGAGTACTACTGGGTAAAGTATGAGGGGATCTTAGAGGATTTGCCAATATTAAGCATCACTAAAGATACCTTATACAGGAGGTTAAAGGGCTTAGTAGAAAAGGAGGTACTGGAACATATTACAGTAAAAGAGGCTGGTACATTCTCTTTTTACAGACTTGGAAAAAAATACTTAGCTCTAATAGCGGATACTCCTACTTACCTATCGGAAAAAAATCCGACAGGGTACGGAAAAAAATCCGACAGGGGTACGGAAAAAAATCCGTACCAAAAGACTAATCTATTAAATAATACTAAGAAACAAAAAAATAACCATTTATCAGAGATAAATGGGGAGCAAGCTCCTTTAGAAAAGAAAAACTCAAAAGAGGTTACGATAGGTGAGATCTATAAGGATCCTAAAAATGAGAAAATCATAGAGGCTCTTAGGCTCTATCATAACTGGTATAAAGAGAGTAAGCTAGGATATAAGGCGAGCTCAGTAGCTAAATGGGCTAACTTACTTAGTGAGTATTCAAAGGATGATCCCTTAGTGGCGATTGAAATAGCTAAGCAAAGTATAGAGAATGGATGGCGTAATATTTTCCCCCTCAAAAAGTCTAATAAATATAATGACGGGGCAATGATGAAAAAGTTTGATCCAGACAGCTTAGCCAGAGATGAGAGTGGAAAACTTATAGAATTTTAAGAGAGTGAGGAGGGTGTAAAAACTCTCCTCTAATTTTTTCTATCGTTTGTGATTATGTTAGGTAAAAGTAGGGAGGAGATGTTGATGGAAAAGAGTGTTAAAGTTTGTGATTGTAATTACTATCCAGAGGCAAATGGAAAATCTTATTATATTGTGGAATGCCCTTTTTGTGGGTGTATAAATACCGTTTACGCTTGGAGTGCAAGAAGTAACGGTAAGAGGTGTGAAAGGTGCAAGGCAATTATAAGGCAGAAATTTGGAGAGTTTATTGTAAAAGATAGGAGTTGATTAGATGAAATGTTTTGAAAAAAGATGGAGGTATTCCACGGGGGTTAGGACTAACGGTAGATGGATAACTAATCGTCTATACTCTATTTGGAAAGGTATGCGTAGTAGATGTACTAACTCTAAAAATAAAGCCTATAAGAATTACGGAGGCAGAGGAATAACTGTATGCGATGAGTGGCTTTCTTATGATAATTTTTATGAGTGGGCTATGGCTAACGGGTATGATGAGAGCCTAACGATAGACAGGGCAGACAATGACGAAAATTATGAACCGAGTAATTGTAGGTGGGTGCCTATGGAGTGTCAGTTGAGAAATAAGCGGAGTACAGTTAGGGTAGGAGAGAAGTGTTTATCAGAAGTGGCGAGAGATATGGGAGTGGATGTTCATTGTTTACAGTATAGGCACAGTAAAGGGCTACCGTTAAATGCTCCAGTAAAAGATCGTACAAAGAGGTTGTGTGGAGGAAGAACACTAAAAGAAATTTCAGACGAAACTGGGTTAAGGTTGTGTACTTTAATTTACAGATGGAATAAAGGAATACGGAATTATGAAGATCTGACCGCCGAAGTGAAAAGGGGGGTAGTAAGATGAAATGTTTTGCATCCAACTACTGTAAGATGGATAGAGCTCATTGTAGCGAGTTATGCGGGGCGTACAGGGTACTTAGGGCTTTATTTAATCTTAGTAGGATGCCAGAAAAGTATAGATACACAATAAAACTCACTCCAGATGGACAAGACTTAAAGGCGTTTACCGCTCTTAATGACTATAAGGAGAATGTACTCCAGATGGTAGAGAGCGGGCAAGGGCTTTATATCTGGGGAGGAAGTACGGGCACTGGGAAAACGAGCTGGGCGTGTAAGATAATGAGCCACTATTTTAGAAAAATCACTTTTAATACGGGGCTTGAAAATGAGGGGCTATTTATCTTTTTACCAAGTTTCTTAGAGGATCTTAGGAACAGTTACAGCGATAAGGAGCCCGACTTTGAGCGGATGCTTGAAATGGTAAATAGCTGTAAGCTCTTAATTATAGATGATATAGGGGCGGAGCGTGTAACAGAGTGGGTAGCGGAGCGTATGGTAAGTATTATAAACAGGCGATCATCTAACGGGCTGTGTACGATATATACAAGTAACTTATCTCCAGATCAGCTAAAGGAAAAGCTGGGAGATCGGATAGCGAGTAGGGTATTTGGAGGCTCTCAGATAATCGAAATTAAAGGCGGGGATAGGAGGTTAGGCGTATGATTGAGCAGAGCTTGATATGTAAAATCTTAGAGGCTACAGACTTAGAGCTGCTCAATGCCAACGGAGTAACCTCTGAAATGTTCCTCACTTGTAAGGATGAGGTAGATTTTATCACTACTCACTATAACAGCTATAAGCAGATGCCAGATAAAATTACATTCTTAGGGCGTTTCAAAGATTTTCAAATGTTAGAGGTAACAGAGAGTGTAGATTATTTAGTGCTTAAATTGAAAGAGGCATACATCTATACAAAGCTGGTACCTATCGTACAGGAAACCGCAGACTTAGTAAGAGAGGACAGCTTAAAGGCGATTGAGTACATCAAGGCTCAGATAGAAAACCTTGAGAGAGCTATCCCAGTAAGCAAAAACAAGGACGGGTATGACATTATCTCTAATGCTAAGGATAGATTGGATGATTATAAAAAGCGTTGTGAGGTTAAGGGGCTTATCGGGATTCCTACTGGAATTGATAAGCTGGACGAGCTTACAAATGGCTGGATGTGGGGAGAGGAGCTTGTAGTAATTACAGGGCGTACTAATATAGGTAAGACTTGGATTGGAGAATACTTTGCGGCAATGGCGTGGAAATTGGGGCATAAAATTCTCTTTTATTCTGGAGAGATGAGTAAGGAGATGGTAGGCTTTAGGTTTGATACTCTAAACAAGCATTTTTCTAATATGGGGCTCTTAAATGGAGCTCATACGCTGGGAGATAAGAGAGGCACAGACGGAGGAAAGTACTTACAAGCAGACTATGAGGACTATATCAATCTACTCTCTACTCAGAGCGGATTTATCGTAGTTACTCCCGATGATTTTGGGGGAAGAAAGCCGAACGCAGACGAGATAAAGAGTTTAGCGATCAAGCATAACGCCGATATGATTGTAGTAGACCAGCTCTCTCTTATGAGTGATAAAAGGCGGGCAGAGATAACAAGGATAGCGTATAGCAATATTGCAGAGGATTTATTCTTAGTATCGAAAGAGCTTAAAAAGCCAGTACTTTTAATGGCACAGGCGAACAGAGAGGCAGTTAAAAATCGTAAAAAGGGAGAGAGCCCAGAGCTACATGATCTGGCGGAAAGTGATGGGATAGGGCAGAATGCTACAAGGGTTATAGCCTTATCCGTGATAGCTGGAACACTTAAGCTCTCTATCAAAAAGAATAGGTACGGAATGAATAATAAAGAGGTACTAATGATATGGGATATTAACACGGGATACTTGGATCCGCTGATTAAAACGGAGGATAATCCAGAGGTAGCAGACGGGAAAGGAGGTACTAAAGATTATGGCTTTTAAGAAAACTTACGGAGAGGGAGTGCCAGAGGGCAGGCTTGTAGCGATGTACCTCACGGATGAGGGAAATTTACATCCAGTAAGCTATACAAGCGGGGAGCAGATGGATTTAGTAGCTACTATGATCTCAATAGCCTTAGAGCATAAGGTAGTAATAGATGTAAATACAATGATAAATAGCCCTCACGAAAAACTCTCTATTATACATCCGAAAAAAAAATTATAAAATTCTCTCTAAAAGTTACCTCCTTTTCTGATTAGGTTAAGTACCAGTTAGAAAAAGGAGGTAAATTGTATGGTAAGCAGTAAGGACATAGCGGAAGTGCTTGGAAAAAGGCACGATAACCTCCTCCGAGCTATCCGTAAGTACTGTGAGGCTTTAGGAGGGAGTGCAGAAAGTCATTTTATCCCGCAGGGCGAGGGTAAAAAACCAACTTATGAGGTAACGCTGGCGGGGTGCGAACTTATAGCGGGTAGAATGGTCGGGCAGGCTGGAGATATTTTTAGAGCTTGGTATAAAAACAAGTTTGATATTCCAGAGGAAGTAGCTCCCGTGCCTGTAGTAGATGAAAAATTATTTACTGTAGCAGAGATAGCCGAACAGCTTAGAGTAAGTGAGAGATCGGTTTACCGCAATATCCAGATGGGTAAGCTGGAGGCGGTAGAAAAGGAGATATTGGTACCGACTGTTAAGAAGTTTGTAACTCCAGAGGCTTTAGAGAAATTTAAGGCGGAAAAGGAGGGCTGTTAAATGGGATTTTTTGAGATGAAATGGAGATTAGTAGCTTGCAGGATGCAGAATGGCTATTCTCAGAAAGAGGTAGCTCAGCTACTGGGTGTAACAGAGAAAACAATTATAAGCTGGGAGCTGGGAAAGACCGCTCCTAATATAGCGATGGGGCAGAAAATAAGTGAGGTTTACGGTATTCCGTTGGCTTACATTGATTTTACGAAAGAGGGTAACAGGTTGGCACTAAAAGACAGAGCTCAAAGTAAAGGGATAACTCTCTAAAGAAAAATCCCTCAGTACCGTAAATACTGAGGGATAGTCGGTTACAGATCCTTATTGTCTGTATCCATTAGCTCATTTATTCTATGAGCTATCCCGATAAGTAGCTCCAGATCCATATCTGAGAGTGTGATAGAGAGCTTAAAGAGCTCATATAAAGGGGGCTTACTCTCAAGTAGCTTAGAGATAAGAGCAGGATCCGTAGTGAATGATTTTTGAGAGAACATCACGGGATCCCTTAGTAAGTCAACTTTATCTATCCTCAGATAGTTAGCTACCGCCTCTATCCTATCCATACGAGGGGTATTTTTACCAGTACACCACTGGGAAACGGTAGAGGAGCTGTAGCCGAGATCGTTGATTAGATCTTGTTGGGTTTTACCTTTAAGGCTTAGGTAGTAAGTGAGAGCCTTAGCAAAGGTTTGATCCATATTTAACACCTCCTCTCTTAGGGAATAATACAATTATACAGTAAAACGGAATAAATGTAAAGAAAAACAGAGAAAAAACTCTGTAAAACAGAAAAATATGTATTGACATCTCTATTATTTAGAGATATAATACATAATGTGCTCTATCCGATAGAGTGGGGCAGGCAGAGGGAGTGCCCCACTCTATATATTTTTACTGTCAATCTCTATAACTTAGAGAATGATATACAACAAAACAGGATTAAAGGAGGTAAACAGATGAATTTATCGGAAATCAGAGAGGCGTACAAAGCCCGCAAGATTGCTTTTGAGCAAGCAAAGAAAGAGGAGGAAAAGTATAAGGCACTCCTCAAGGATGCGATGCTGGAGGCTGGCGAGAAAGATTACACGGATGAGGACGGATACAGATTTGAGCGTATCGTGCAGGAGCGTAAGAGCATTGAAGAAGAAAAGCTCTTAGGAGAGCTCCACGAGAGAGGACTTAAAAGCTGTATTAAGACCGTAGAGGTAGTAGATGAGGATGCAACTCTTAAGGCAGTAGAAAGCGGAGAGCTCCCACAGGAAGTACTCAGCGAGTGCCTCAAGGTTACAGAGGTTGTAATGCTCAAGATGACCGCACCGAAGAAGTCTAAGAAATGATTACGGTATGGAAAGTGCCCATTGTAGCTACCGTAGAGCAAGTACTCAAGGATATAAAACTCCAGCTATACGGTAGTGGGCTACTCAGAGAGGTAAAGGATACAGGCTCAGATCTTATGTGTACTTGCCCATTTCACGGAGGCGGTAAGGAGCGTAATCCATCGTGCGGAGTGAGTAAGGCAGAGAAAAGCGTAAACGGTAAGACATACGAGGCAGGAACAGTACATTGTTTCACTTGTGGATATACAGCAGATTTACCGCAATTTACCGCCGATATGCTGAGGCTTAGAAACTCTTTGGAGGGCTACAAGTGGCTGGTAGGTAGATATAACTACTCAACGAAAGAGAGAGAGCCTTTACAACTAAACCTCTACAGAGGAGAGGAAAAGAGTACAAGCTCAATGGATGAAGAGCTGGAGGAAAAGTACACGCAGGCACTCTTAGACAGTCCAGAGGCGTGTGAGTATCTCCACAAACGAAAGATAGCCAACTGGATCCTACCAGCGTTTAGGCTGGGCTTTGACGGGGATGATAGCACAATCCTTTTCCCAGTTAGGAGTATGGATGGGAAAATCGCTTTTTACAAGGGCAGGAGCATTAAAGGCAAACATTTCTATAACGCTAAGGATATAGACAAAAGCTCTAAAGTGTTCGGGCTCTGGGAACTCTGTAACGGGCATTTTGAGAGCGGGATAGCTACATCAGAGAGTGAGATATGGCTCACAGAGAGCGAGATAGATGCCTTAACTCTTATCTCTTACGGAAAGTACGCAGTAGCGATTATGGGTTCTCATATCTCAGATGAACAGTGCAGAGAACTGGAGCGAGCTCCATTCAGAAAATACATCTTAGCCACAGATAACGATGAGGCGGGAAGAAAAGGAGCTCAGCAGATTAAAAGGCTCTTAATCCCCAAAGGTTTCAGATTTACCAATCTCAAGTGGAATACCCAGTTAAAAGACATCAATGATTTAGCCAAAGAGTACGGAGGTAGCTTGTTTGACTACCTCACAGGATATTAAAGGAGGAAAACAGGATGAATAAAGGATTTACAAATGAAATGTTAGTTAAAAACTACAAGGATAGCAGAGATGAAAGCTATTTAGCCGAGCTCATTAAGCAGAATACACCGCTTTTAAGAATTTTGGTAACACCTTACCTTAGCTCAATTCCACATAGCGAGTATGAGGATTTGATCGCAGAGAGCTATATGCCAATGCTTAAGGCGATTGAGGACTTTGACGAGGCAAGAGGCTTAGCATTTACTACTCTCCTTAAAGCGTATGTAAGGCAAAACCTTAACCGTCTGTATAACGAGGCTACCCGCAAAAAGAGATATACAGGATCTGCTCCAGTATCTTATGAGGCTCTTACAGAGATTAACAAAGAGGGCGGATGTGAGATGGATAGCTACTTTACGGTAGAGTGTGCAGATGTTAAAGATTTTGAGTTTCAAGACCTTATTAACAGCTTATCCCTCAATGATAAGGAGCAGGTAGCGGTAACGATCCTTATGGACGGGGGCTCTAAGGGGGAAGTTGCAAAGGCTCTTAATTGTACTCCAGCAACAGCCAACTACTACTTTAAGAGTATCAGAAAAAAGTTTGTTTTAGCAGGAGTTTCTCTCTAAATAATCCAGAGTTAGCTGATTAAGTTAAGTATCAAGCAAAAGGCGAGAAACAAAGGAGGTAGAGAGATGATGAGAGGTTTAAGAACACTCTTAGCAATTCTAAGAGGAGAGGCGGTAGTGCTCATCAAGACAGACGAACATAAAGCGGATGTAGTGGTGGGCAAGTTTGTAGATAAAAGTTTTGCCATCAATTCGATGGCAGGGGCTGTAAAGGCTCTGATGTAAACACGAAAAAATAAAGGATAGTAGGAGGATATAATAATGGGTTTGCAGGATTTAATTAACAAGTATGACGGTGGTACATTCACTAAAACAGGATGGTTTCAGCTTAAGGATGACGGGGATACCGCAACGGTACGCCTCCTCCATAAAGGAGAGGTAGGCGTAGAGGAGGGAACGCAGGAGCCTAAGTTTGATTTTCCAGTTTATGAAGTACATAAGCTGGATGTGGACGGATCGGGCAGAGATCGTATGGTACTCTGTAAAGGAGAGGGTTGCGAGATTTGTAGAGCAGGGCATAAGCCACAGCTTAGGATGTTCTTACAGATGATTAACCTTGACGAAAAGGATAAGGAGAAACAGCTCCAGCTCTGGGAAAGAGGTATCACGGATATTAAGGCTCTTATCGGTTTAGCTGGGGAGTATGGGGATCTTACCGAGAGGGATATTAAGATTAAGCGTAGCGGGGCTAAAGGCTCTATGAAAACTACCTATCAGTATTTCCCAAAAGATAAAAAGGAAAGAGAGCTCCCAGAGCCTCAAGAGTTGGTAGGCTCCCTAATCTTAGACCTTGATAAGGAAGATCAAATTAGAGCTATCGAGGGCAGATTACAGCTTAAGAGGAGCGGGGATAATAATGAGGACAGCTCCAGCGGAAATAGTGCAACGAGGGTATTTTAATAATTACCTCTTGGCAGACAAAAAAAAACAAATGGAAGTTAAAGGAGTGAGGATGATAGGTATAATTGTTGTGCTCAATTATGAGGGATAACAACCTAAAGAAAGCCTCTTAGATATTTGAATGCACTCATTGAGAGGGATACCCTTATAAAGCTGGGAAATAGGGTAATTAGGGGGAGGAAAGGTAAAAGCCTCCTCCTTTTTCTAATAGGAGGATAAAGGATGAGTAGGGATACGATTAAGATAGATATGAGCAGAGAGGTGGTAGAGCTTAACGATCTTAGTGCAAGGCTGGCTCATAAGAAAGTAACTAACATTGCAGTAAAAAGAAACCTCACAGCTCTTAAAAAGAGCTTAGAGGTAATCAACGAGCTTGTAAAAAGTGGCAGATTAAAGCCAGAGGGCGAGTACGAGGTTATTAGAACTCCAGAGAGATTAAAGGAGTTTATGGAGACTTATGTAAACGGTATCGGGGAGTATGTTCTGGATATAGAGAGTACGGGGCTTGATGTATATAACGATATACTGGTAGGTATCTGTATTTATAATCCAGATTTACCGAGTGCCTATGTGCCTTTTAACCATACCGACCTACAGAATATCAGAGTACCTAATCAAATGACAGAGGAGCAGGTAAAGGAAATTATGCTCCCTTACTTAGCAAATGATAGCCTTAAGTGTATAAACCATCATATTAAATTCGATGATAAGATGCTTACTTTTAACTGGAGGCAGAGGATTGCTAATGTATGGTGGGATACCAATATTGCAGGCTGGGTACTCAATGAGAACGAAAAGCACGGACTTAAGCCATTGTATAACAAGTATATCCTCAATGGCGAGGGATCAGATGAGGACTTTTCAGATTTATTCGAGGGTATTCCTTGTAACTACATTCCGATTGAGATATTTGCAATTTACGGGGCGAACGATGGCTTTAAGACTTGGGCGGTATATCAATTCCAGAAAGAATATTTAAGAGAGGATCATCCGAGAGCGGACTTTAGGAGGCTCTATTATGTATTTAGAGAGGTTGAGATGCCCCTTATAGATGTATGTATGGATATGGAGCTTAGAGGCGTAGAGATAAGGGAGGATTATGCGAAAGAGCTCTCTATCAAGTTTAACGAAGAAATGGCGGAAAAAGAGGCTTTATGTGATGCTTATGTATCTAAGTTTGATAAATTTATAGAGGAAAATTCTACTCTTATGAGGCTTACCAAAGGCACAAAGAAGATAAACTATAATAGCTCTCAGCAGGTAGCAAGCCTCTTATATGATGTGTTCCAGCTCAAGAGTGTAAGTCGAAAAGAGCCGAGAGGTACAGGAGATAAGATTATCCAGCTCCATAGAAATAAAGCGAAAAAGGCGGGAACGAAAAAGGGGCAGGAGTTTATAGAGTTTTTAGATAACTACCAGAGATACAAAGAGTGCGGAAAGCTCTTAGGAACTTATGTAGACAAGATACCAGCGGTAAAATGTGAGAAAACTAACGCCGTACATACTACTTTTAACCAGTACGGAGCGGTTACAGGGCGTTTCTCCTCCTCTGATAGTGTTACTAAGATTAACCTCCAGAATATTCCGAGCCACGATAAGAGTATCCGTAAGATATTCAAAGCGAGAGATGGATATAAGCTAGTAGGCGGAGATTTTAGCCAGATTGAGCCACGAGTACTCTCATTCTTTAGCGAAGATGAGGCGATGCAGGAGGCATACAGAGAGGGTAAAGATTTATACGCTATTATGGGATCTAAGGTATATGGAGTACCTTATGAGGATTGTAGAGAGTTTTATCCAGATGGTACCGTAAATGCTGAAGGAAAGCACAGGCGTACAACGATGAAAAGTGTTCTCTTAGGAATAATGTACGAGCGTGGGGCGAAAGCGATAGGAGAGCAGTTTGATAAATCTCCAGAGTGGGCTCAAAAGCTCATAGATGATTTTTATAAGAGTTTTCCTAAGATCCAGCAATTTAGGCTTAAGGTGGAAAAGATGGCGGAGGAGTTTGGCTTTGTTACTACTGTATGTGGTAGAAAACGCAGGCTCCCAGATATGCAGTTACCTAACAAGGATGATTATAGGTATCAAGAGGCACATAGGCAGAGCCTTAACTCAGTTATACAGGGTAGCTCAGCCGATATTATGAAACTCTCAATGATTGCAATTTATAGAGATCCACGCTATAAGGAGCTGGATTGCAATATGATTATAACCGTACACGATGAGCTGATTATGGAGGTACCAGAGGAGAACATTAAGGCAGGGGCAGAACTACTCACGGAAACGATGAAACGAGTAGGGCACGATCTTATCCATCTCCCTATGAGTGTGGATGCTGAGGTAAATTCGTACTGGTACGGGGAGAATTTGGCGGAGGATTATGGCATATAGAAAATAGATAGTTTAGAATTATTTTAGGACTTAGACTAAATATGTACCTCTTTTGTGATTAAGATAGGTAACTTAACTCACAAAGGAGGTATTTTTTATGAAGTATTTAGGAAGCAAAGGCAAGCTCTCTAAAGAGCTTGCTCCGATTATTCAAAGTTACATCACTCCTCAAACGAGAGGCTATATAGAGCCATTCGTGGGGGGGGGCAATATGATAGACAAGATCTATCACTCTAATAAGATAGGGTATGATATACATTATTATCTTATAGAAGTACTTAAGGCTTTTTCTGAGGGGTGGGATCCTCCTAAGCAGTTATCCGAAGAATTTTATAAGGAGCTCCAGAAAAACAAAGAAAACTTTGATCCTAAACTGGTGGGGTATGCAGGGTTTCAGTTATCGTATGGAGGTAAATGGTTTGGAGGATACAGGAGGGATAAAATAGGAAAAAGGGATTATGCGGATGAGGCATATCGAAACAGTAAAGCACAGATACCTCTATTAAAAGGAGTTAAGTTTGAAAGGAAAGACTTTAGAGATATAGATACATCTAATTTAGAGAATTATGTTATTTATTGTGATCCTCCGTATAAAGACACTACAAAATATGCAGATAAAAATTTTCCGTATGCAGAATACTATGAGTGGGTAAAGGATCTCAGTAAGAGAAACACGGTTTTAGTTTCTGAGTATTGGATGCCCGATGAGTTTACTTGTATATGGAGTAAAGAGCATAAAGTCTATTTAGATAATGTGAGTAGTAATAAAAATTTGAGAGTTGAAAAATTGTTTAGATATATCTAAAAATACGCCTCCTTTGTGATTAGGTTTAATAAACACAAAGGAGGTATTTTATTTTGAAAGGAGGTATTTTATTTTGAAAGTAGATATTTTTAATCCAGATAAGAAGTATCAAATAATTTACGCAGATCCCGCTTGGGGATATAAAGATAAAGTTCTTGCAGGCAAGAGAGGGGGGAATGAAATGACAAATGATTTTTTAAAATTAGCAGCGCAAAATTTAATAATTTATGATGCGTTTATTAAGTGTGATGGGATTCTAAAAACTCACAAAAATATAGCCATGTCAATCTCTGGTGGAAAAGATTCGGATATTGTGTTAGATATTGTGCATAAACTTGATAAGGAAAAGAAATGCAGATATATTTTCTTTGATACAGGCATCGAATATCGTGCAACAAAAGAGCATTTAAAATATCTTGAACAAAAATATAATATCAAAATTGAACGTTTTAGACCTAAAAAATCAGTTATAAAATCTTGCCAAGAACACGGACAACCGCTTCTTTCAAAATACGTTTCAGAGATGATAAGCAGATTGCAAAAGCATGGCTTTAAATGGGAAGATCAATCATTTGAAGAACTCATTTTAAAATATCCAAAGTGTAAAGTTGCAATAGGGTGGTGGACGAATTATCACAAAAGTGATCAATTCAACATTAGGCGTAACAAAGGCTTAAAAGAATTTATTTTAAAAAAAAACGGGGTTGATTTTAAAGTTTCTGTGAAATGTTGCGACTATGCAAAAAAGAATGTATCAAAAAATTTTGTTAAACAAAACAGCATTGATTTAATGATTACTGGAATTAGAAAAGCTGAAGGCGGTATCAGATCAAGTGCTTACAGAACTTGCTATGATGAAAAAGGACATTATAGACCGATTTTCTGGTTTAAAAATTCTGATATTGAAGAATATGAAAAGATTTTTGATATCAAACATTCTGATTGTTACGAAGTTTATGGTTTGAAAAGAACTGGTTGCGCAGGGTGTCCGTTTGTGAAAAATCTTAAACAAGAACTTGAAGTGATAGAAGAATTTGAAAAGTCTTTAAGTTTTGCGGTAAATCGTTGTTTTGAAAAATCCTATGAGTTTACAAAAAAATACAAGGCAGAATATAGAAGTCTATGATGTAGATGTAAAAGCTTATAATATGCCGAAGGAGCGAGGAAGTTTGAAAGGCAAGTAGTTAACGGGTGGGATTGCTGGGGAAACGAAGTATAGGAGGGATAGCGTATGTTTAATAATGATTTTTATCCTACTCCGCAGGGCTTAATTGATAAGATGCTGGACGGAGTAGATTTTTATAGATTGAGATCCGTATTAGAGCCATCGGCGGGTAAGGGAGATTTAGCAGAGGGAATAAAAAGGGCGTATGATGCTAAAATAGGCTCAAGTTGGAGAGGAAAGAGCGAGCTGGATTTAGATGTGATAGAAATAGAGCCAGAGCTTCAGATGATCCTCAAGGGGAAAGAGTTTAGAGTAGTACACGATGACTTTTTAAGTTATAGTACTTTTAAGCAGTATGATCTCATTATAAGTAATCCACCATTTTCTCAAGGAGCTAAGCACTTATTAAAAATGCTGGAAATGCAGAGCAGAGCGGGAGGGGCTATTATTTGCTTACTCAATGCAGAAACTCTTAAAAATCCATACTCAGTGGAGAGGAAAGCCTTACTCCAAAAGCTAACAGATTATAATGCAACGATAGACTATATTGAGGATGCTTTTATAGATGCGGAGAGAACTACAGGAGTAGAGATAGCACTTGTAAAAGTAGCAATACCGAAAGAAGAAAAGGTATCTTTTATCTTTGAGGAAACTCTAAAAAAAGCGAAAGACTTGGAGTATAAAGAGCAGGAAGATCCAGAGGCTACTAGCTTGGTAGAGAATGATTTTTTAAGGGCTTTTGTAAAGCAGTACGAGGTAGAAGTAGAGGCGGGAGTAAAGCTCATAGATGAGTACAATGCTATGAAACCTCACATACTTAACAGTTTTGATAATGATGGATACTCTAAGCCGATACTTGAGTTAAGCCTAAACGGAGTAGGAAATTCTTTATCCTACAATAATTTTGTAAAATCGGTAAGGATGAAATACTGGAAAGCCCTGTTTAGTAATCCTAAATTTACAGGCAGGCTAACAAGTAAACTCTTATCAGAATATCAGAGTAGGGTACAAGAGTTGGCGGAGTATGAATTTTCTCTTTATAACATCACTACTATTAGAGTAGAAATGTTTAAAGGGGTAATCAAGGGAGTAGAGGATACTATCTTAGAACTATTTGAAGATTTTAGCCATAAGTATCACTACTTGGATGAAACCAGTAAAAATATCCATTATTTCAATGGTTGGAAAACTAATAAGAGCTGGGTAATCAATAAGAAAGTTATTATCCCTCTCAATGCTTTTAGACATTGGAGCTGGGATAAGAGTTGCGAGTATGAGCCAGATAAGCACGAGGTGCAGAGAAAGCTATCCGATATAGAGAAAGTATTTAATTATCTGGATGGAGGGCGTGCAGGTAGCGTAGATCTACATTCGGCACTTGTGCAGGCTAAGTCTAAAGGAATAACGAAGAAAATACAGCTTAAGTATTTTACAGTAACATTTTTCAAAAAGGGTACTTGCCACATTGAATTTACTAATCTGGAGCTACTCAAAAAGTTTAATATCTTTGGAGCTCAAAATAGGAACTGGCTACCTCCTCATTACGGTAAAAAGGGGTACGATGAGATGAGCAAAGAGGAGCAGGCGGTAATAGATGAGTTTGAGGGTAAGGCAGAGTATGAAAAAGTAATGAGAGATAGTAGTTATTATCTGGCGAGTATAGATAAGATGCTAATGATCGAGGGATAAGGTGGCTTATAAAAAGCTCCTTTTTCTTATCTAAAAAATACGCTCATCTGTGATTAGGTTAGTTATCAAGATAAAGCAGGACGATGTAGAGGAGGTAACAGGATGGGATTAAAGAGTTTAATTCGTGTAGCTCAAGGGAAAAATGCAAGTGAATTATCTTTTGAGGATAGTTTCTTAAAAGCCTATGAGGAGGCAGTAAGAAAAAAAGATTTAGCCGAAAAGCAAGAGGATCCAGCGGATTATATTCGACCGTCAAGTATGTACGGGTGTGAGCGTATGATCTTTTTCCAGAGAGTTTATAGCGGAACTCTTACAGAGGAGCAGTCAGATGTACCACTTATTGAGATTTGTCAGAGCGGAACGGACAGGCATTTAGATATACAGTATATCGTAGAGATGATGGACGGGGTAGAGTGCTTAGATCTTGAGGAAGTAGTAAAAGAGGCTAATCAAAAAGGCATCAAGACAGAGTTTGTAGGCTGGAATGAGGATCATACAGAGGGCAGATGTAAAAACGATGAGCTGAGTATCTTTTTCCAGCCAGATGGAATTATACGCTTTATGGGAAAAGAGGTACTACTGGAGATTAAAACAGAAAGTACTTTCCGTTTTAACAATAGATACGAGCCGAAAGAGGATCATAAGTGGCAGGTTACAAGTTATGGAATGGGGTTAGGTATTGACTATGTACTCTTTATTTATGAGGATCGTAATTTTTTACGAAAGAAAATATATCTCTGGAAGATCTCGGACGAGATGAAGGAAAGGGTACTCAAAAAAATAGACACGGTAAATAAGGGAGTTAAAACAGGAACTCCTCCAGCTAAGGATGATACTAAGTGTACCTACTGTAAATTTAAGGAGCAGTGCTCTTTAGTGGAGGCTGGTAAGTGGGAGCATCCTAATCCCACCGCAGTAGCCAAGAAAAAGGCGAAAAGAGGCACAAAAAAGGCAGAGGGTAGCAATACTACCTCTAAGAAGAAAAAGAGCCCTACAAGCCTTAAAAAGTCCTGTAAAAAGGCGGGTACTCTATGCATTATTAGTGGGGAGCCTTGTGATGATGCGGAGGGTGTTTGTTGTGCTGGATGCCCTATATTTGATGCTTGGGCAATAGGAGATGAGTGGTAGTGGGAAAAGGAATAGGAAAAGTATTTGAAAATGAGATAAAAGAGAGTTTCCCGAAAGATTTTTATATTGAAAGGTACAAGGATGATACCGCTGGATTTTATGGAGTATCTAATCCAGCGGACTATCGGATTTATAAATTCCCTTATACATTCTTACTGGAACTTAAAACGCACAAAGGCAGGAGTATCCCTCTTACTAAGATCCGAGATAACCAGATAAAAGGGATGGCGAGGGCAGTAGAGCATAAAGGTATTTATGCGGGATTTATTCTAAACTTTAGAGATTTAGAGGAAACTTACTATGTATCAGTTATGGAAATGGTAGCCTTTATAAACTCAAAAGAGAGGAAAAGCATACCAGTAGAATGGTGTAGGGATAGTGGGTTAAGGATAGAGCAGATTAAAAAGAGAGTAAGATATTCATATAATTTAGCAGAATGGTTAGGGAGGTATTTTAATGAGTAGACTTATAGATTCAGAAATCTTAAAAGAGAGCTATATAAAGAGTGTAAGCATTCCAGAGGTGGAGATAAATTATGCAATGGAGCTAATTGATAGACAGCCGACAGCATACGATTCGGAACTAGGTAAGGAAACACTAAAGGAGTTTTTTGCAGGGAACTGGGTAGATAGCGACAGGTTGCAGCTTGCTACAGGGTTAAGCTTTATTGAGTGCTATTCTATGTTCGATTTTTCAAGAGATGCAGTTTGGTGGAGCGTGGCCGGAAAGACTGAGGAAGAAAGGGCAAGAGAGGGACAGTGCATAACTACCAAATTTAGGCTGAGGCCGGAGAGGATAGGGAATGGCGGCACAGGAAATCTTAAGTAAACTCATAAAAGAGGTACAAGAGGAAAGCACTACAGTAGTATGTTTTTCTAATGAACTAATAGTCAAGTATAGTAGAGATTTAGATAGCGCAATATCAGAGCTGGATATGATTATGGATAGTATTGGAGAGAACTCCATAGAGGATATCCCAGATAATCAGATAGAGTACTACTGTGTAAAGATACCGGCGATTATGTACTATGCGGGACAGAAAGTAGAGGAGCTTGGTATGCAGGCAGATATAGCTTCTAACAGCAAAAAGATTGCTCAAAATGACGCAATGTTAAAGGTAAGCGGTACCGTACAGGAAAAAAAAGCAAAAGTGGAACAGCTTACAGAGGATAAGGTATTAGTAGAGGCGATATATCGCAGAGCTTATAATACTTTAAAGGTAAAGCTGGAGATGGCGGAAAAAGTTTATAGTGGCCTTAAAAAGGCTCTTAGTAAAAGAATTGCAGAGGTAGATCTTAATCGTTTTAGTAAGGATAGCTATTTGCCGAGAGAGGAGGACGATTAGCGATGAGCGAGATAAACGATCTATATCATTGTTGTAGGTGGTGCTCCTATTATCGTAATGGAGAGTGCCAGAAAGCCTCAGACATCTTTGAAAATCCTGTTGAGGGAATAATTACAGGCATTGTAGAGGACGGAAAACTGAGCGAGGCAATACAGGAAAGTATCAGCCCTCCAGAGTTTTACAGACTTAAAGGCGTTCTCAACGAGTTTAATATTTCAAAGAAACGCCAGCAGGAGATACTAAAGGCGATAAATACAGATTTTGAGGATGGTATTACAGATATGGTAGAGAAGGTAGATGATACAGTAAGTACTCTCCTTTATAATCATATAGGTACAGAGCTTGAAGGGATGGAGATCAAGGACGAAAACGAGTTTTACTGTAAACATTTCTTATAGGAGAGTGTATATGACTAAGGTTGTATGGGTTTTAGAGTGGGATTTTCACTTATATACTGTAAATTTTGAAGAAAAGGAAGTTAATAGAGAGATTTTGTATTTTGATAGATTTGAGGAGTTGCTTGCTACTTATCGAAAGAAAAAGAATGCGTTATTTATGGGATGTTTAAATTATAACACTAACTTTAAACTGTATAAGGGGAATTGTGAAGAGGCAGATATTAAAAGTTTGGACGAGCTTTTATAAGAGGGCGTGATGAAAGAATATCAAAAAATCAAGTTTAGAGCTTGGGATCAGGAGTGTAAAAGATGGACGAATTATCAAATTTGTGATGATATGTTGTTGTTTTTTGTTAAACATACAGGCGTATGGAAAAGAGATGATACAGGGGAAAGGTTTGTCTTGATGCAATACACGGGCATTAAGGACGTAGACGGGACGGAGATATATGAAGGAGATATTTTAGAACTTACTCTAAAAGATGAAATCTTTAGGGCAGAGGTAGAGCGTAAAAAAGACTGTTTTCAAGTAGTAATTGACGGGAAGTATAGTAGTTTACTTGCTTGGGTTACAGGGTTAAAGGTAATCGGGAATGTTCACGAGAGATGGAAAATTGAAGGAGATGTATAGATGAAAAATTATAAGGAAGTCGATGAGGAGATTTTAGATATGGCTCAGACATTAGGAAGTTTTAATGTGGGGTTTATAGGCGATATTTCAACATTTATCGAGGAGATGAGGCAGGAGGGGTGGAATTGCAGATTAAGTGATACTACTGGGAGAATTGTTTGCGAAAGGATTAGGAGCGAAAAGTGATCGAGGAGAAAATAACCGCCTTTTTAGACCATCTCAAGGCTCAAGGGGTAGAGATAACGGGGGAAACAGTTTTTATCTGTAATGATGGGGTAGTATTGTTTATTCCTAACGAGCGGGGTGTAGATATAGCAGTGGTTAGAAATCCTATAACGGTAGATTACACTTTAGGGATAACTGATAAAGAAGTAGAGCTGTGGACTACTACAGCGGAAATAGTAAAAGAAATGGAGGAAAATTAAGATGGAAAATGTAACAGTAAAAGATGTAATCCTTGATAAGAAAATGGACGGGTACGGGTTTAAGAAAGAGGACTTTAAGGCACAGGGAGAGATTATGGTAGAGATCACTCTGGGTGAGTACAGGAGCCTTGTTAGTGGAGTTGCTACTAAGGAAAAAGATATTAACGATGCTAATAAGGATAAGTACGAGCGTGAAGGCGAAATCAAGGCTCTTAAAACGCAGGTAGAGGCACTTAAGGCAGAAAATTATGAGCTTAAAAAGGCTCTGGAGACCAAGGAAACACAGTTCGTAGAAACCGCTGGAAAGGATGAAAGCCGGAAAGGGGGAGAGTATTAAAATGATAGGAAAAGATTATGTAAAGATGGCTATGGTTACGAACGATGGCAGAGCTAACAAGCGTATTATCAATAAACTCAACTCTGAGAAGTATGATGTAGGAGGAGTGCTTAACGGATGCTTAGGTTTATCTGGAGAGGCGGGAGAAACTCTGGATATGATTAAAAAGTGGGTATTCCACGAAAAAGAGCTTGATGTAGAACATCTTAAGAAAGAGCTGGGGGATGTGATGTGGTATATGGCTATGATTTGCCACTCTATGGGGTTTGACCTTGACGAGATCCTCCAGATGAACATTGAAAAATTGAGAGCCAGATACCCGCAGGGGTTTGATGTAGCCAGAGCTAATAACAGAGAGGAGGGAGATGTGTAATGGGTATTATGGATGCTTTTAATCCAGAGGATCGTGTAGAGGTTACAAAAAGAGAGTTATTAGATTTTATGCTGGGAAAGGCTAAAACAGAGCTCCTTGTCAATGGGCTTAAAAATGGCGTATCAAATGAGGATATGCTCAAGGTGCTTGATGTAAAAGTACTCAGAGAGGCGGTAGAGGATGGCGGAGATAGATAACCTCATAGCAGAGGTAAATAAGAAGTACAAGACGGATATAATCCGAAAAGCCAGCGATCTTAAGATAAGCGAGTTTATCCCTTACACCTCTCCTCAGATGAACTACTTAACAAGGGGAGGCATACCAGTAGGGCGTATGGTACAGCTTGTAGGGCTCCCTCAGAGCGGAAAGACTACCACAGCTTTAGATATTATCTCTAACTATCAGAAAAAGGATAAGACGAGGTACACGGTATATCTGGATGCAGAGAATACTCTGGAGAAAGAGTGGGGCGAGATAATCGGCGTAGACTGGGGCAGAGTTATCCTAATACAGCCAGAGGCGGAGTACGGAGAGCAGTTACTTGATATGCTCTTAGATTATATCAAGAGCGGAAAGGCAGGGCTTGTAGTCTTAGACAGCGTACCGTTTATCGTTCCAAAGGCGGTACAGGAGAAAGGACTTGATGAGAAAAGTTACGGAGGAAACAGTGCTCTTATTAAGAGCTTTTGCGATAAAGTAGTACCGTTACTACATAAGAACTCCTGTACCTTTTTAGCCCTTAATCAGCTCAGAGAGAATATCGGAAATCCTTACAAGCCTTATAAGATACCTTGCGGAACAGCCTTAGCTCACGCTTGTAGCCAGATTCTTTGGTTTACAAAAGGTTCACTACTGGACGAAAAGGGCAACGAAACAAGTAGTAACTATGGAACGCCGAGCGGGAACTTAATCAGCGTGAAGATGGAAAAAAATAAGGTTACTAAAAACGATCGTAGGCTTGGAACATACACTCTTAATTATTTTATGGGGGTAGATGAGATAAAGGATACTATTGATATGGGCATCGTGTTATCCATTATCCAGCAGAGCGGGGCGTGGTTTACCCTTACCCTTAAGGATGGAAAAGAGAAAAAGTTGCAGGGCAGAGCGGGAGTGCAGGAGTTTTTTGCCTCAGAAAAGAAAGAGCTGGAACACCTTAGAAAACGGGTATATGAGGCTACTGTGTAATATGGGGGAGGGTGTAAATAGCCCTCCCTTAAAAATTTATACAGGGGATATATAAAAAGTACTTGACATTATTATATAGGGGGTATATAATAAGTGCAGTGAAACAGGAAATCAAGGAGGTAAAGGATAATGGAAATTAGAAGATTGAAAAATGCTAAGTTTGGAACTAAGAGGATTGCTATAATAGTTACGGGCTGGGCGTTCTATGTAGAGGGAAAAGGTTACTTAGCATTTAGTAACTCTGTTGACAGATACGGTATCATCGTTCCATATATTCCGCAGGGAGGAAAGCTGGCGTTACAGGCTATCCTCAATGGGGGAGGGTTTACCAACTTTGACGGCATCGAGTATGTAAAGGAGTTGGGAGCATAAAGCTCCTACTCATACAGGATATATAAAGGAGGTATAGGATATGAAACTTTACAAGGATAAGCAAGGAAGAAAGCTCTACCCAGTTTGTGGCTGGGAGAAAAATCAGCATAAAATCTATAATGCTCACGACAGGGCGATGAACAGGCTTTATGATGAGGATTATAGTGAGGATGCTCAGAAAGAGGTAACCAGAGTAGAGCGGGCGTTAGAGGCGTTTGATAGATATGTAATACAGGGTATTGTTTACGCTACTTATGAGGAGAGTTGCTTAATTAAGGACATTGTAGGGGCATACGATATTAGGCACGATATGATGGGGAACTGGAGGACGGTTTAATGGGAAACGAGGTAATCTCTATTCCTAACAGGGTAGAGCTTTACAGGAAGATACTTAGGGGGTGTAAAGCATTCCCTATCGTAAACTCCTTTATACAGCCGATAGACAAGATACAAGCTCTGGAGGCAATAAGAAAGCTCAATACAGACTTAGCAGATGCTTATATGGTACCTCTCCCTGTAATCACTTGCTGGGTAAGAGATGATAACTATGTACCAGTTACACAGGAGATATACTTAACAGAGCCAGAGCTTAAGGCTTTTCTACACCAGTTTAGGCACCATCTTCAGAACATAGAGAGGCGGTACGAGAGGAGAGGGCTTACTACAGAGGGAAATCTGGAGATAGCCGATGTACCTTACACGAGATGTTATTACAGCCTTTACGGAGAGGATGATGCGAGGGCGTGGGTAAAGTTTCTAACAGAGGATTGAATTTTCCTCATAATTGAGTTACAATATAGGAGGTATATAATATTGTAATTTAAGTGAGGTGTAATATGAAAAAATCTGAGGAAAGTTTAGGAGCCTTTTGGGATGAATGGAAGAAAGAAACAGAAGAATTGGAAAAGTCCACTCAAGAGATGGTAGAAAAAATTAAAAGAGAGGCTAAAGAGAAAAATAAAATTTTAGAGGAGAGATGGGACGCAATAAATAAATATAAAGTTAAAGTAACTAAGTGCTATTTAGTGCAAATATTTAACGAAAATTTGAATGAGATAAAGAGTGAGTATTCTTTTGAGCCTACAAAGAAAGACGCTGAGGCAGTAGGTTATAAGATTGTGGAACAGTTAGTGGATGAGGAGTTAAATAGTCCTGAAATAAAATAGGTGTGATAAAAGTAATGGGATCTCAAAAGGATCCTCTTTTTTTTGTCTAAAAATTCCGCTCTTTTATGATTAAGTTAAGTATCAAAACAGAGAGGAGGCGGTACGATGGCGGATAAGAGAGTAACCTCAACGGATATAAAAATAGCATTAAGTAAGCTACATAGCACTAAGTCTACCTATTTCCTTACAGAGTGTAAGACTTGTTCTACATATTTTCCAGATCCACAGGGGTTACTTAAGTTTGACGGGTTGGCGATAACAAAGAGTTACACTAAGCCTAATATTATAGGCTATGAGATCAAGATTAGTAGGAATGATTTTAAACAGGATAATAAGTGGCATTTATATTTACAGTATTGTAATGAATTTTATTTTGTAGTGCCCACAGGGTTAGTAACTAAAGATGAACTCCCAGATAATGTAGGGCTCATATACTATAATGCAGATACAGAGGCTCTTAGGACAGTTAAAAAGGCACAGTATAGGCTGATTGATAAACCTGTCGGAGTTTATGAGTATATTATCTTTAGTAGGTTGGAGGAGGATAGGCTCCCATTTTATAACGATCGTAAGGAGTATTGTAAGGATTATCTTGAGGATAAGATAAACAGGAAGTATATAGGAGATAGGTTAGGTACTAAGATGGCTATGGATTTACAACAGGCTCATAAGAGATTGTATGAGGTGGAACATAGCGAGAATGAGCTTGAATTGTGGAAAGCGGTAAAGAGGGTACTACAAGATAAAGATATTTTAGGATATTGGAAAAGTGATAAGGAAATGGTGGTAAACAAGCTTAAGGATGCTTTATCTGGAGCTTTTCCGAATGAGTTATCCACAGTAATTAACGGGCTGGAGTATTACCTTAAAACACTTAAGAGATTGCAAGAGGAGAATACAATCAACGATTAGAGCGGAGTAAAGCTGGAGGTTCCAAAAGGAACGGGGAGGATGTAATGGAAGATGATAAAAAGTATTTATATGATCGGCTTATCCGATTAGGAGATATGATGGGGGATGGATGCCATCACGAACCAGATGGAAAGTGGATAGAGCGGGAGTATAGAGATACACTTAAATTACTTGGACTCTCTCCTAAAAAATCTGTAAAAAGGGATACAAAGAGTATAAATAAGTTTATGGAGAAAAGATTGCAAGATGTTAGATGTGAGTGTGGAGGTAAACTATTTCAGAGTAGAAAAGGCTCATTTATAGCTACTTGTAGTATTTGCGGAAAGCGGTACAAGTTGGGGGCAAGAAAGCGAGGGTAAAAGGTGGTTAAGGCAAAATTGGAGGAGTATTTAGGTAAAGTAATTACAGTTACTTTATTCGATGGGGATGTTTATACGGGTGTGTTGAGGAAAACTGGTACAGATGAATTAAAAACAGACCCTAATCTGTATTTACCGAAAGGCAGGTATTTTATAGATAAGGGAAATGAGTACTCCTCATTATTTAGGAGCTCTCACATTGTTAAGTTTAAGGAGGGAAAGGCGTGAACACGAGGAAAAAGAGTAGCCAGCAGGAAAAAAGAATAGCTAAGGCTATGGGAGGAAAGCAGATAATAGGATCTGGATCTACTCCTTTTCTAAAGGGGGATGTAGTAGCGGGAAAGCTCTTTATAGAGGCAAAGACGAAGATGACACCGAGTAAGCAGATAACGATAAAAAAGGACTGGATAGACAAGGCAAGGGAACAGAGCTTAGCTACCCGAAAAGAAGATTATGCAATAGCGGTATCGTTCGGAGATGCTAAAGAGTATTATCTTATCGAGGATAGTCTTATGGAGGATTTATTTAAGAGTAGAGAGGCTCTTAGAGCTATCGTAGATACGCTGGGAGGCTTAGAGGATCTTTTAGTAGGAGATTTGGATAACCTTACAGCCAGCGGTATCAGAAAGCTGATAAAGAGGTATTTAGAGTAAACTATCAAAAAATTTTAGATTAATGGTAGTGCATAGATAAAAATATGCACTATTTTTTTTAAATTTTTCTCTAAAAAATTATCTTCTCCGTGATTAGGTTAAGTATCGAAGTTAAGGAGGTTTGAGTATGAGCGTAGGCGTAGAAATGCTGGAATATCTTAAAGAATATTATACCACAGAAAGTAAGGCATTAAAGAGCCGAGATTTACGGACACTCTTTAATCTTACAGATAAGCAGGTAAGAAACATCGTTACTCAGCTTAGACAGGATGGGGAACCAGTTTGTAGCTCATCTCATGGCTACTGGTATAGCGATGATCCAGCAGATATTGAAAAAACTATCCATAGGCTGGATGCACAGGTTAGAAATATGAACATCTCTATTACAGGACTAAGGAAAGCATTGGGAGGTACAGGAAATGAGGAGAACTAAGAAACGGCAGGCGATGATTAAAAGGGCGATAGCTACCGCAGTAGCAGTAGTGCTCATAGTGGGAGCGTTTTTCTGGGGGAAATCGGTTGGAGGATCGAAAAATAAGGAGGGGGCTCCAGACATAACCGTTACACCGATTGCGGAGGAGAAACAGGTAACTACTCCAGAGAGTAAAAAGGAAAGCCCAGAGGTAGCTCACGGGGATCCAGATAATAATACTTATCCTTACTCGATTATGAGTGCAGACTGGGGATCAGAGCCTTATAACGAGGGGTACTCATACTACACCATTCCTAACGGATACAAGCTAAACGGAGGGCTTTTCCCAGAGGTAGCTCAGGTATATCTCTGGAGCTTATGTAAAGAGGCTGGGGTGGATTATTATATGGCACTTGCTCTCATAGAAACAGAGAGCGGGTATAGATACGATGCCACAGGCGATAGTGGGAACTCTAAAGGACTTATGCAGATATATGAGAAATTCCATAAGGATCGTATGGAACGCTTGGGGGTAAGGGATCTCTATAATCCGTATGAAAATATGAGAGTAGGGATAGATGTTATCAAGGAAATACAGGATAGATACCTTGAGAGTAGCGGAGCTCACTGTGTTTTGATGGTTTACAATATGGGGGTATCTGGAGCTAAAAGTCTTTGGGATCAAGAAATATTTAGTACAGAGTATAGCAGGAAAATACTTGAGCGAGCAGAGGAAATAAAGCAGGAATTACAGGATAAATAAAGGGCGTAAAGGATATTAGAAAATCTCTAATATCTTTATTTGCTTGTAAGGAGGTTGTTTATGAGATGCTCAAGGTATCGGACATAGTAAGGTGGATGAGCCCTTTAGATAATGACTACAGCTATGGGGAAATTGTAGATATTAAGGGTTTATGGCTACTGTAAAAGGTATCGGGTTATACAGCAAAGTTACAGAGGTAGTACACCTTAAATACATACAAAAAGTAATAGGAGGTATCAAGCGTGGGAGTAATAAGGGAAATAACTAACTACCCTCTTCTCAGAATGAGCTATAAAGAAAAGCGTACAATAAAATACTTTTTAAGAGGCTGGGGAGCGTTGGAAAGCCTTTGTTACAAGGGAGATACCGTAGCCATCTGTATTTTGTTAGATCTTAAGAAAGTAACCGGGATAGATTTAGATGAGTATAACAATAAGAGTAGGAAAAAGTTTAATGAGGGGTATAAGAGAGGAAAGCTCAGTCAATATCAGTATATGGCAGTAGCGTACTGTTTAGTACTTGGATACTCTCAAGAGGAGTTAGCCTTTGTAATGGGAGTAGATCAGTCTGTAATCAGCAGGAATATCAATAGCGGGATAAAGGCGATACAAAAAGAGTTAGGGGCTTTTGAGGAGGACTAATGGGGAAAAGATTTAGGAGAGTGGAGGACGAGGCGGATAAGTGGCTAAGAGAACACGATCCGTATTATACAAGTAAAAACGGGCACAAAAGAAAAGGAAAAAATAACGCTTATATTACTCCCAGACAGGAGGAGAGTATATCAAGAGTAGAAATACCGTTTAGCCAGTTAAGTAAAAGAGATATGATACAGTTAAAAGGGGTGTTAGGGGTGTTTGATGAGGATGGAGAGTTTAGCCTATAAGATTTTAGCTCCGTAAATACATATTTTTTACTTGTTACTTGCTTTACTTATGAAAGAAAATTACATCTTTAATGAAATGATAAGAAATGGAGGTATTTAAGATGGAGAGTATGGAGATATTATATGGGGATCCGATAGACCTAATACCGTATGAGAAAAATCCGAGAATAAATGATTATGCGGTAAAAAAGGTGTTGGAGAGCATTAAGGAGTTTGGCTTTAGAAATCCTATCCTTGTAGATGAGGATATGGTAATCATAGCAGGGCATACAAGGAGAGAGGCGAGCATACTGGCGGGGATGGAGAGCGTTCCTTATATTATATTAAAAGATCTGACGCCAGAGCAGATAAAGGCATATAGGATAGCAGATAACAAGCTGGCAGAACTCTCTAACTGGGATGAGGATCTCTTAAAGGCTGAGTTATTTGAACTACAAGCGGTAGACTTTCCTTTAGAAGTAATGGGCTTTACGGAGATAGACCTACAAGGTATCTTTGAGGAGAAAGAAATTGAGGAAGAAAAGGAAAAAACGCCGAAAGAGGAAAAGACTACTCTACCTATGCTAAGATTTGGAAGTAATAGCGTAAGAATAACAGAGGATGACCTCATACTCCTTAGCAATAGATATAACGAGTATGTAGAGCTTACTCCAGAGGAGGGCTTTATATCGTGGCTACTAAAGAGAGGGCTCTAATAAAATAAAAAAAAACGAAAAGGGGCGGGAAATAGAGCCTCTTTTTTATTTATTTCATTACAATGAAAAAACAATGAAACGGCGGAAAAGAGAAAAACGGGCAAAAAGATAGAATAATACTCTATCTAATAAACAAAGAAATAGTAAAGATACCTAATGAAAAAGAGTACTGAAAAGATAATTATAGTTTCTAATTCCTTAAGGAAAATATTGTATAGAGGTAAATAGTAAAAATACTCCTCAAAATAAAGGTATTTATCATAACAGGAGTACGGTAAGTAAGAAAAACTGTAGAAAATACCGCAAAATACAGAGATAGAGGGAAAAGGGCGGAAAATCAAGGGAAAGGAGGTAGAAATGGTGGCGGACAAGCTAACAAAAGAGAACGAGCTCCAGAGCAGGGCGTTTGAGATGTATTATGGCTTAGGAGATAAGCGTTCCCTTAGAGCTGTGGCAGAAACCATAGGCAGAACGGAGCGAACGGTAGCAGGCTGGAGCAGAGCGTTTAACTGGGTAGCACGAGTAACACAGCGAAACATTGAAAACTCTCAGAATAAACGGGAGGAGGCTCTTAATACTCAGCTTACAGATGTTAGGGCGAGATATAGAGTTATTATCAATAATTTTATGGCAGACCTCTCTAAAAGGGTAATGAAAGGCGAGATAAAAGTAAGGAATATACAGGATTTTGAGCGATTAGTAAAACTGGATTTACTTTTAATGGGAGAGCCTACCGATCGTGCCGAGATAGCGGGCGGTAAAGATGTGGAATTATCTCCAGCCGATAAGGCGAGGTTAGACGAGATAGCTACACTTTTAGAGGGATTTAAGTAGTTTATACCTCAATAATGTAAGTTTAACAGTAACTTTTGAGGAGAAATGGAGAAAAAACACGGGGAAATAGGCAAACGGTACTGACATTATCTAAATAATTTATCTTTTAGTGATTATGTTAGTTATCACAGAGAGGAGGTTGTTTGGATATGACCGTACAGGAATTGATGGAAGAATTAAAAACAATGGATCCTAATGCTGAGGTTGTAGTAGTGGTGGACTACTCAAGCGGTAACGCCTACTACAAGATAGAGCGAGGCGATGGGAAAGTAGAAATTATTGGATAGGAGGAGAAAATGATGGAAAAAATTAAACATCCCTCACATTATGCGGAGGGAAGAAAGTACGAGCCTTATAAGGTAATTAAGGACTGGGATCTTAACTTTAATCTGGGAAATGCGGTTAAGTATATCTCCAGAGCAGGGCGTAAGGATAATGTGGTAGTTGATCTTAAGAAAGCTATTGAGTATATCCAGTTTGAGATTGAGGCAATCGAGGGCGAGCAGGAAAAGGCTCCAGAGCCAGCAAAAGACTTTTATGAGGATAATTGCTGTGGCTGTGGAGAGTGCGGATGCCATAGAGAGTCAAACGAGGAGGAAGATAAGGATTATAAACAGTTTAGAGAGGCGACGGACAATATCTTTGGAGATATGTTTAAGCCATCTAAACACTCTGAGCCAGTAGAGATAAAAATCTCTGTAGAGGGTGGATATATTCCTACTAAGTGCATTGATGAGGTAGTCTCTAATATTGCCGACCGTATCCGTAAATCACTTAAAAAAAGGGCAGGTATGAGGGATGAAGATAATTAAGGCAGGTTATGAGATCTTAGATGAGCTCAGCGGGGAGGAAATTCTTAGGAAGATAGAAAAGGTAGCGAGAGTATGCTACAAAAGCGAGGATAAAATCGCAGAGGGCTCAGCGGAGAAAATTATAAGAGCCCTTATAAAGAGTAAACACCTTGCGATGCTGGAGCATTTTAGCTTTTCCGTTAAGTTTATCGTAGATAGGGGAATATCTCACGAGATCGTAAGGCATAGAGTAGCATCCTTTGCTCAAGAGAGTACAAGATACTGTAACTATGGAAATAAGGGCGGGGAAATTACGGTAATTGAGCCTCGCTACTGGGATTATGTTCCTAACGATATGGTAAGGAACTCTCTACACGATATATGGGTAGAGGGCGTGGCTAAGGCAGAGAATAGGTACCTTGAGCTACTTAGTTATGGAGCATCTCCGCAAGAGGCAAGAGCGGTACTACCTAATAGCCTTAAAACTGAGGTAGTAATGACAGCTAACTTAAGAGAGTGGAGGCACTTTTTCAGCCTTAGAGCTTGCGGAGAAACAGGGAAACCTCATCCACAGATGTTAGAGGTAGCAGTACCACTCCTCAAAGAGTTAAAAGGTATGATACCAGTAGTATTTGACGATCTGGAGCCTATGGAGGTAATCTAATGGGCTTTATCATCGGCGTAGGAATAGGCATAATGATAGGGTTTGTGGTAGGAGTACTGGGAGTTTCAGTACTCCTTATCGCTACTAACACCAGAAAAAGGAGGAAATAAAGCGGTGCATATAGGAGAAATCGTAAATATAAAGAGAATTAACCTATTGGGAGAGGTATTAGCCATAGACGATATGGACAGAGTAACGCTGAGGCTCACGGAAAGCGGGTTAAAGGTAATTGCGGAGATAGGAGATTTATCAGAAACAGGAAGTAACCAGCCACAGAGAGAAAGCGGTAAGACGGTAAACATTCTGGGCACTATTTATAAAATCCTCATAGTTGAGGAGGAAGATTATAGAAAAGGAAACGGGGCGGATGGATGGTGCGATCCTCACGCTAAAGAGCTTTTAATCTATAATTTTAAGCAGGACATCCAGAGCGTAAAGGATTTGGTAGCTTATCAAAAAGAAGTATTGAGGCACGAGATTATCCACGCCTTTTTATATGAGAGCGGGCTCTGGGGAAGTAGTGAAAACAGTACTCACTGGGCACTAAATGAGGAGATGGTAGACTGGATAGCGATACAGGAGCCTAAACTCCATAAAGCATTTAAGGAGGCGGGATGTGATGGCTAATTTAATGGTAATGGCTACTAAACTACTGGCAATCTTATTGTTAGGAGTTTTAGTAGTATTGATAGGTAAGACTTTTGCTTATTTTACAGAGCTGGAAAAGTTTGATCCGAAAAAGTCGGTACTGGCGTGGAATATTTTAATGATGTTCACTATGGCGGTATTCTTAATAGTAAAACTGGTAGTAATGTGAGGGGGAGCTTAAGAGGCTCCCTTTTAATTTGGCGGAAAGGAGGTTAAGCGGGTGTGTTGGATTATGAAAAAGTAGCGGTAGTAGAGGAAATGCTGAACGAGGCAGATAATCGAGATGCTATGATAAAGCATTTAATTCAATACGCAGGCTTTGAGGTAGCGTACTATTTAGTATGTAAGTATGTTACTAAAAGGAGCGTACAGGATTTGCATAAAAGCATTATTTCTAATATCTCATCTCATAAGAGCACTCTGGACTTAGCTCCGAGAGGATTTGGTAAGAGTACCGTAGGCGATGTGGATTATTGTATCACTAAGATTTTAAGGGATCCTAATATAAGGATTATGATAGGTAGTAAGACACAAACACAGGCGGAGGCGTTTCTAAAGGAAGTCCGTACCCACTTTGAGCAGAATACTGACCTTATCCGCATCTTTGGGGATTGGAAAAAGAGTAAGGATAATGTTTGGAATGATAGAGAATTTACCGTAAATAAAAGGACGGTAATTAAAAAGGAGGCTACTGTAACAGCTCTGGGAGCTTCAGGAGCGGTTATTTCCAAGCACTTTGATATTATTATTGGTGATGACCTTGTAGGCTTAGAGAATGCCAGAACGGAGAGGCAGAGGGTTAATCTAAAAGAGTGGTTTTACTCCTCTCTATTCCCTACCTTAGAGCCAGATGGAGAGATCCATATACTTGGTACCCGTTATAATCCTCTGGATCTGTATGAGGACTTAATCAAGAGTAAAAAGTATGTGGTAAATGTTCAAAAAGCCCTCTCAATTAAGGACGGGAAAGAGGTATCACTCTGGGAGGAAAAGTGGAGCGTACAGAAACTTAAGGACATAATGGCGGAGAGTGGAAAAATTATCTTTAATATGCAGTATCAGAACGATACAGAGCTTGCAAAAGGTAAGATATTCAAGGCTAAGTACTTTAAGTATTATGAAGAATATAAGATAGATTACGATTTTCAAAAAGCTAAGGTTAAAGTTAAGAACGCTGACGGGATCGAAAACTGGATACCTGTTAGAGTATACTTTGGTTGCGACCTTGCAATATCGGAAAAGGAAACGGATAAAAATGACTACTTTGTGCTTATGGCAGTCGGGGTAGATGCGGATAGGAATGTATATGTACTTGAGTACATTAAAGAGAGGCTAAGTTTTAATGCTCAACTGAACGCTGTAATAAGTTATGGTAGGGATAAATACCCGATGGTGGAGCGTATAGGCGTAGAAACGGTAGCTTATCAGAAATCCTTAGCACAGGAGCTTAGGAGGCTATCTCTCCTCCCTATTATCAATATCAATACCAGCAAAGACAAAGTAACCAGAGCGATGAGGCGATCGGCGAACTTTGAAAACGGTAAAGTATGGTTTAGAGAGGGGATGGATGATTTGGAGGAGTGCTTACTCCTATTCCCAGAGGTAGAGCACGATGACTTATTTGACGGACTGGATTTTGCTTGTGCGATGGCAGATGCTAACGCTGAGGTAATCGTGCATAACAGAGATGATTATTATGTATAGAGTAGTCCTTAAAATTGAGGGCTATTTTTTATGAGAAAAAAAAAGGAGGTAAACAGTAATGGTAGATAAAGAGTTTAATGTGGAGCTGGAGGAGAGCAGATTTAGTACATCTTTTCTTAATAGCTTAGTAGAAACTCATCAAAAGAAAATAGCTCCTCAGTATAAGAAATTCCAGAATTTATACGAGGGAAAGCATAAGATTCTTAATAGGCAGAAAAAGAAGAATAAGCCTAATAACAAGATCGTAAATGACTACTTTGGGCAGGTAATTGATAATACGGTAGGCTATTTTTTAGGTAATCCGATTATCCTTAACTACACAGAGCCAACACCGAAAAAAGCAGGAGTAGAGATAGATCCTGTGGATGTAGGCGTAGACTTGGAAAAAATAGATGATGTAGAAGTGCAGAGCTATTTAGACGAGCTGGGCGTAGAAAACGATAAGGACGATCTTTTTATCGAGTGGGGTAAAGAGGCGATGATAAAGGGCTTATCCCATATCTTAGTATATCAAGACGAGGAGAGTAAAACTAAGTTTATGAGGATCTCTCCAGAGGATCTCATTATTGTATATGAGAACAGTGCGACCAAAAAGGCTAAGTACAAAATTAGGCTCTATGATATTGATACGGAGGATACGGGGAACACGGTACATTATGCAGAGGTGTATAGTGCTACCAAAATGGAGCTTTTTATTAGCAAGGATACCAACGATATAGGCGGGGTAGGTAGAGAGTACTGTAACTATAAATTTGTAGAGGAAAAGCCTCACATTTACGGTAGGCTCCCGATTGTAACGGTTTACAATAACGAGGAGTGTATGAGCGATCTGGAGAAGATAGAAACGCTGGTAGCCGATTATGACAAGGTGCTCTCAGATGTATCTAACGAGTTTGAGGCGTTCAGAAATGCCTATCTTATGCTTAAAAATACTGTTATCAATGAGAAAAGTATAGAAAAGCTAAAAGATGAGGGCATAATCGAAGTGATGGAAAACGGAGATGTTAAGTTTATTACAAAACAAATCCAGACGGATGCTCTGGAAAATCATCTGAATAGGCTTGAGCGTAACATTTACATCTTTTCACAGGTGCCTAACCTCTCAGATGAGCATTTTGCAAATAATCTTAGTGGTATTGCAATTCGTTTTAAGTTATTTGGACTTGAAACAAAGTGTATTATCAAAGAGCGTAAAATGGAAAAGGCGATAAGGGAGCTGGTAAGGGTGCTTAGTGTGCCAATTAAGGTATCCACAGGGAAAGATATTAGCTTACTTAACCTCAAAGTAGAGTTTACAAGAAATGTACCTAATAACTTAACGGAAATTGTAGACACTGTTACTAAATTGGACGGAAAAGTGGATAAGGAAACGCTCCTTAGCTTGTTACCTTTTATTGATAATCCAAAAGAGATATTAGAAAAGATGGAGAACGATGCGAAACAGGAGAAAAAGACCTCAGATCCGTATGCAGTAGATAATATGCAGGCGGACGGTAATAATCTTTTCCCTAATCTTAATGAGGCGGGGAGAATGGAGGCTTTAGGGGCGGTAATACCTCAGCCGAAATTATAAGGAGGTGGAGTAAATGGCGTATAAAGGGTATATCAATAAAGTGGTGCAGGCGATGTACGGTATTCCTTATAACCAACTTACCGCTGAGCAGAAGAAAATACTCCACGCCGACAGCGTAAGGAGATCAAAGCTCATAGCGGAGGTACAGCAGGAAGTACTGAAAAATAACTTAAAGGCGTTTGATGATGAGGCAAGGATGGAAAAAGTCCTTGCCTCTATTTATTCCGAGTGTCAGAGGAACATCTTAGTCAGCGTTACAGAAACAATAGCCAGCGTGAATAAGGCGGGCGGAGAGTGGAGCTATGCTAATCAGAGTGCCCTTACCCGCAGTAAAGGGTTATTTGAGCAGATAGCGGAGGAAATTGCTAAGTTGGGGCAGAAAGAGCATGATGCTTTTACAAAAGGCTTAAGCGAGATTTATACTGACCAGTTTATGAGGCAGGTGTATCAACTTGGGCAGACCGTAAGCGTAAAGGCTAATTTTAATAGGCTTAATCCAGCCCTTGTAAAGAAAACCATAGACTATCCGTGGAGTGGTGCTATGTTTAGTGATAGGCTCTGGATTGACAAGGAAAAGCTGGGGAGAAATCTTAGAATAGGACTTACTCAGAGTATGATTTTAGGGGAGAGTATTCCTAAAATTACAGAGCGTATCCGTAAGAATATAGATACCTCTCAGTATAATGCGGAGCGAGTGGCGAGGACGGAAACAAAGCGGGTAACTTATGTAGCTCACGATGATGCTTATAAGGATATGGGCGTAAATGAGCTTAAGTATCAATGTGCAAACGGGGTAGATGATAGGACTTGCCCTATTTGTAAGGCGGATCACGGTAAATTATTTGCCAGAGGGAAAGAGCCTACTCTCCCACGCCATCCTAATTGTAGATGTGTATATATCCCTGTGGTATCTGATGAGTTTGGGGATAATGAGCTGAACGAGCTTACAGGCTCAATTAGAGGGGCGGAGAATTACGAGAAATGGAAAATAGAACAAGATGAACAGCTCAAACAAGCAAAACTCTTAAAAGAGGCGGAGGACAAAGAGGCAGAAGTCGAAGATGCAGTATTTAATCTGGCGTATCTGGCGAAGTCTGGAGGAACTAACGGGGTTGGAGAATACGAGGGCATCTGGAAAGATAGCGTAACACTTAAAGATTATGCTGATAAGAAAGATAAAATACAAGCTAAAAAAGATTATTTTGAAAATCAGCTAAAAAATTCTACTGGAGCTGATTATGATAAATTCAAAGGGCTACTCACATCCTTAGATGAGTTTGAGCAAAAAGGGCAAGAATACGAGATACAGGCGAAAAAGGTAGCTGTACTCAAAAAAGAGTTAGAGCAGGCACAAAAGAAAGCGGGTATCTGGGTAGATGATCCTTATAGTCAAGAGCGTAAGGATAATGCTTATTGGTTTAAGAGTACGCAGGATGCTGATACCGTACTTAGAGGCGTGTGCGGGAAGGTATGGAAAGGGGCAAGTAAGGAGCAAAGATACGCAGGATGGGATTATACCGCTAGTAGCGGTAAATTTAACAGACCGCTTACAGGACACGCAGGATCTTGGCACAATAAAATTGGGAAAAAGAAAGTTAGCCTCAATTATGAGGGGGCAGGAGATGAGATAAGAAAACTCACTAACCTAATTGATAAATCAGAGTATGATTTTGATATATGGCTACAGAGAGGATGCGGCACAGAAGCGATAGAGGATATGCTAAATGTAAAAAACCTGTTTAGTATGACCGACAAAGATCTCCAAAACCTTGTAGATAAAGGTGGCAGGCAATATAACTTTATTAGTACAGGTGTGGCGAAAGGTAAAGGTTTCTCTGGTGATGTAATTTGTAATATCTATGCTCCGAAAGGTACTAAGATGATTTATGCAGAGCCTTTTAGCTACTACAGCGGGGCAGAGTATTCTACAGAAAATCCTAATGCTTGGGATGGAGTAAAAAAGCAGGCTAACTTTGGGTATGAGAGTGAAATGATTATTCAGAGAGGGGCTTACTATAGAATTACAAAAGTGGAAAGGAAAGGCGGTACCATCTTTATGGATATGGATGTAGTACTGGAGAATGGTTATGATAAATTTCAGCAAAGAGGAGATTTTAAGGGATACGGAGCATAGGAGGTAAGAGTATGAACGAGAGAACAGAGCGAGATAAGGAACTTGGACAAGAAAGATTTACTCCATTCGGAGATGGCGTTACTTGTAAAGGATGTATTTTTATTAATGGTGCTCCTGATAAGTGTAGTTGTGAGATATATCCTTACCCGAAAACGAAACCAGATAATGTGTTTTTAGATGGGGAGCCTTGTAAGTATCGTAGAGAGGGGTAAGAAAAGGCTATCGGCTTAGTGCTGATAGCCTTATTTTTTTTTGCCTAAAAATTGAAGAGATTTGCGATTAAGATAGGTGTATAAAAATATTTCCTTGACACATATTATACAAGGGATATATAATGTTATTGGAGAAACTGTAAGGAGGAGAAATATGAAAAGCTCAAGTAAAGAAACCTTATTAGCGGGTGTAATGGGGCTTGCTATCGGAGATGCTGTAGGAGTACCTTATGAGTTTAAGCGTAGGGAAGATGTAAAAAGAGCCCACCTTAGAAATATGGTAGGATATGGAACTCATAGACAGGAAAAAGGTACTTGGAGTGATGATACCAGCTTAACACTTGCTACTATGGCAGGGATGAGTGGGAATATTCCATCACTTGGTAGAGTAATGGATAATTTTGTAGCTTGGTATAAAGATGCGAAGTTTACCGCCGGGGGTGTAGTGTTTGATGTTGGGGGAATTACCGCAAACGCTATAAATAACTATCTTATGGGGGAAGATATAGACAGTTGCGGAGAAGATTACGAGTATAGTAATGGTAACGGATCGCTTATGCGGATGCTCCCAGTAGCTTATGATCTCTGGCAGAGGAAAGGTTTTGTAATAGATTCATATGTAGTAGAAACCGTAGGAAAATTCTCAGCTCTTACTCACGCTCATCCTATCAGCAAAGAGGCTTGTGTATTCTACACAGGGGTAGCTATGAGTGTTCTGGAAAATCGTAGTATCACTCATCAAAAAGCTATCACTTTAGGAGTACAGGCAGTAGAGGAGTATTATGCTAAGAGCGGGGGATCTATTCTTTTAGCTATGAGGGAAGTAGATAGCCTTATGGAACGAGTAAAGGCCCCAGAAAGCTCTATCAAGAGTACGGGCTTTGTAGTAGATGGCTTAGAGGCGAGCCTGTGGAGTTTATACGGAGCTAAGAGCTTTATAGAGGCGATTACGAGAGCGGTTGGCTTAGGAGGGGATACAGATACCATAGGAGCGATTACAGGCTCATTAGCGGGGCTGTATGGGGGTATTAGTGATATTCCAAAAGATTGGATGAAAGACTTGAAAAACAAGGAACTTATTGAGGAAGTTACAGCGGACTTTTACCGTTCGTATAACTAATCTTTAAGGAGAGTAAGATAAATGGGCATCAGCGTTGGCTGGTGCTCTTTTTTTTGTCTTTTTCTATCTCTGTTTTCCAACATAAAAACTGAAATAAATATACAAAAAATCTCTGTTCTAAATACATATTTTTTACTGGTTACTTGCCTTACTTATGAAAGGTAAAAAGGGCTTTTCTGGGGATAACTTACGAGGGATCCACAAAAACGAACTTATTTCATAGGAGGTAAAGAAAAATGGCTGATAATGCTAAAGAAACCACAAAAGAAACTACTACAACTACCACGAGCACAGAGGATAGCGGTAAGACTACCGCAACAGAGAACGCCTCTGAAAGCACTACTACTCCAAAGGCAAAGACTGAGGAGGAGATTAGAGCGGAGCTCCAGAAAGAGTATGAAAAAATAGCAGACAAAAGAGTAACGGATGCTATCAAGAAAAAAGAGAAAGAGTGGCAGGATAAACAGGCAAAAGAAAAGATGACGGAAGATGAGAGAAAGCAGGCGGAGGAGCGTGAGCGTTTAGAGGCACAGGCTAAAAAGGATTATGACCTAACTATTAAGGGGTTGAGGCTTGATGTAGTAGATGCCATCTCAGAGCTTGGTTTAGATGCAGGTTTCCGCAATCTGGTTGCTGTAGAAGATCTTGCAGGTATCTCCGATGAGGCGGAGCGTAGAGAGAAACTCACAGAGCGTATTAAGGGCATGAAAGCCTTGTTTGATGCTGAGGTAGCTAAAGCAGTAGCTAAGGCTAAAGCCGAGTTTCTAAAGGGAGAAACTCCTAAAACAGGCTCCCAGAAAGATGAGAGTAATACCACTTACGATAAGTACAAAAAAGATGGCGATGTAAGAGGTATGATCTCCGAAAAATTCGATCATTTCAGATCAAAGCAGAATGATTAAAAAACGATAGGAGGAAAGAATTATGAGTGATGCTATGGTAACAAGAGAAAAATTTGTAGATGGAGAAGTAATGGACTTGAGAGAGGAGATCGCTTTAGTATCTCCTACTGATACTCCGCTTACTACTCTCCTTATGGGCAGAGGGCAGGTAGTACCCGCTAAGGATATTACGGTAACTTGGAGAGAGAAAGAGCTTAACTCCGCAAGAGGTACACTCAAGATTGAGGGCGCTGAGGCTGGAGATGCTATTATCTCTACCAGATCCGCTAACTCTAACCTTTGCCAGATCATTGAAAAGGTAACTAAGGTATCTGGTACCGCACAGGCACTTGATCCTAAAGGTATCGGCAACAGCTTTAAGGCTGAGGTAGGCGATAGGCTGATCGAGGTTAAGAGAGATCTTGAGTGGTATTTCCTCAACGGAACGAAAGCCGCAGAGCAGTCCTCTACTCCACGCCAGATGAATGGCTTGGTAAATCTTGTAAACAGTGCCAATGTAATTGATGCTACAAGCAAGACACTTAACGAGGATATGTTGTTGGATCTCTTACAGAAAATGTGGGATAAGGGTGCTCACGGAGAGTACTTTGTCTTTGTCAATGCAGGCATTAAGAGGCTGATTAACAACATCGGTAAGAGCGGTACCAATTTCCGCTTGATTACGGATGCTACAGGCACAGATAAGGCGTTCGGCGTAACCTTTAGCAGGTTTGAGAGCGATTTTGGCAATCTTAACCTTGTACTGAATAGACACGCCGACAGCAAGACGCTTTTAGCGGTTGACCTTAACGAGGTACAGATTGCAGAACTTAGACCTACATTCTATGAGGATCTCCCTAAAGCCGGTGACTACCACAAGGGGCACATCATCAATGAAAGTACTATTAAGCTCTTAAATAGCTTTGCTGGGGCTAAGATCATCAACATTACGAAGTAAGGAGGGTAATACAAATGGCTAAGAATACAGAAAAAGACTTGGATAACGCCGTAGAGGTAACTGCTGAGGGCGGAGCTCCAGAGGTTACTGAAAAAGCTGAGGGAAAAAAGGGCAAGGCGAAAGAGTACAAGTTTACAAGTACAAATAAATTCCTTACCGTTTCCTCTCTGGGCGTTCAGTTTATCGGCGGTAAGGCTACTGTTACAGATGTAGAGGTAGCGAGAGCACTTGCTACCATTGACGGGGTTGAGCTGGTAGAAGATTAAGGAGGATCCTATGGATAGCTTAGAAAGATGTAGGATTATCTTAGGGCTATCCTCTGATAACACGGGAAAACTTGAGCTATTGCAGGTGTACCTTGATAAGGCAAGGCTGGATATAGAGGCTTTTTGCAGAGATACCTTTATAGAGGACGGTAAGGATGTATTCCCGAAAGCCTTAAAGAGTGTGCAGGAAGATTTAGCTATCCAGCGATACCGAAAACGAGGAGCGGAGGGGCAGACCTCTTACACTTTAGCAGACGAGCAAGTAGCCTTTGATGATCCTATTCCTACAAGTGTGGAAAAGCGGTTATATCCCTACAGGCAACTATTTCCGAGAGAGTGAGGAGGGCGGTGGAGATGCAGTTTATATATGATAGGCTGGTAATCGTAAAACGCTACTTCTCTACACTTGGAAAGTATAATAGACCGCAGAACTCTTTAGAGGATGTGGCGAGGTACGAGTGCCATATAGCCAAAACGAGCTCCGTAGTAGCTCAAAGACAGCCTCAGAAAGTAAACGCAGAAGAAATAAACCTTTATACTTATCCAGAGGCAAATATTGAAATTGGTGATGTGCTTTATATCTATACTTTGGACGAATATGGTAATCCAATTATGGAGAGTGAGTACAAAACGGCAGCGGGAAAGCCTTACCAAAAGCGTACCCAACTTATAGTACCTCTCCTCAACACTGAGGAGGTGTAATAGTGGAAGATGGATTTACGATTGAGGGCTGGGCAGATTTTGTGAAGAAATTTTCAGGATTAGTTGATAAGTGGGCAGATAAAAAGAGAGTACTACTTGAAAGAATGGGTAATATCTATCATAGCGAAATAATCCCTAATGTACCTGTAGATACATCAAGGCTGGTAGATAATATTTTTGTGTTTGGAGAAGGAATACCTCAAGATTATATAGAGGTAGGTACTAACGTAGAGTACGGTTTGTATGTAAATGACGGACATGTCCAGCGCAAAAGATTTTTACCTGCAAATAGGCTCACAGTTGGCGGAAAGACAAAGTACTTAAAGAATAATAACCAAAAGGGAATTATGCTTAAAGAGAAGTACATTGAGGGAGCCTTTTTTATGGAGAAAGGTATGCAGAGTGCTAAGCCACGCCTTGAGAGGCTAATTAACAGCTTTATGGTACAAATTGCCAGAGAGGTAGAGGGAGGTAACTTATAGGATGCGACTATTAGATAGTGTATGTAAGGTACTCTCCGATAATTATGCTGGCGTGCCAGTCCATATACAGGAGATGCCGAAAAATTTTGAGCGTGATAGTTTCTTAGTCACGCTGGCTACAGACGGTAGTAGTATAAAAAACCGTAACATATACGAAGAAAGTCCGATATTCCAGATTGTTTACTTTGGTAAGTTGAACGAGGTACATCAAGTACTTGCGGAAAACCTATACAAGATGAGAGGAGAGCTAAAGGCTCTTTTTTTATTGCGGTTGGCTATCCCAGTAGTACCTCTGGAGGGAGTAAAGGAAAAAGATCGGTATGCGAAGATACAGACCTATTCCGATGAGGTAAGGCTGAGCGAGGGGGCTTTATACACTAAGCTAACTCTCAGCTTTACGGAGAGCGTTCCTAATGTGGATAACAGCGACCCTGTGGGAGAGGTTGATTTAGAAACAATTAAAACGAAGTAAAGGAGGATACAATTATGGGCTTACCAGATATTGTAATTGAGTTTTCAAAGAAAGCCGTTGTAGCCATTCAGAGTGGTACTCTGGGGGTTGTAGGCATTATCCTCAAGGATGCTAAAAACAGAGGAGCTATGGTGCTTAGAGGGGTGGAGGATATTCCGACTGGTAGCAGTGCCTTTAATGCAACCAATACCGCTTTTCTGGAAAGGGTATTCTTAGGGGCTCCGAGTAAGGTAATTGTATATACCTTGCCGGCAAGTGCGGAGAACTATCAAGAGGCTTTTAAGTACTTTGGTACAGTAAAAGTAAATTATCTCTGTGGTGCTCCAGACATTTCCACGCAGGATGTTACAGCGTTTACTACTTGGATTAAGGACACGAGGAAAAAGACAGCCCGAAGACCTGTAGCAGTACTCCCCAACACGGTGGCTAACGAAAAAGGCGTTATCAGCTTTAAGGTAGTAAATGCTACCTCAAGCGATAAGATTGAAGTAGGGGAGAAAAAGTTTACTGAGGGCGAGTACTGTAGCAGGATCGCAGGCTTGATCGCAGGATTAGACCTTAGATTATCCAGTACATTCAAGCCTTTGGATGAGGTTACTGGAATACCAGTAGCAGACGAGGAGGAAGTAGATACCGCTATTGATGCAGGACATCTCACTCTCTATAATGATGGAGAGCGTATTGTTATTGCAAGAGGAGTAAACTCCCTTACCTCAGTAGCGGAAATGGATACGGAAGATCTTAAGAAGATTAAGATCCTTGCTATTCAAGATCTCATTGAAACCGACATCTACAGCACGATCAATAGGTACTATATCGGCAACTATTCTAACAGTTACGATAATAAGTGCTTGCTGATTACAGCTATTAAAGGCTACCTCAAGGGCTTAGAGGCAACAGAGGGAGGTAGGGGGTATCTCAAGGCAGATAGCTCTACAGTAGAGATCAATGTAGCTAAACAAAAGCTGTATCTGGAGAGTATCGGGGTAGACACCTCAGAGATGGATGAGCAGGCTATCAAAGAGGCTAACACAGGCTCAAGAGTATTCCTCAAAGGTAAGATCAGTATCCTTGATGCCATTGAAGATGTTGACATTTTCATTAACAAGGAATAAAGGAGGGATAACAGATGGCTGTAGAAACCAAAAGAATATTAAACGGTACATTCGGAGAACTTTGGCTGGACGGAGATTATGTAGCTGAGTGCCGTAAGGCACAGGCAAAGATTGAGTTTATCAAAGAGGAGATCAAACAGTGCGGTATCTTTATGACCGATAACAAGATCGTAGGGGGCAAGGGTACGGGATCTCTTACGATGTATAAAGTCAACTCCAGAATGGCTAAAAAGATCTCTGGAATGGTAAAGGATAAAAAGGATGTTCGCTTTACCCTCATTAGTAAGGTAGCGGATCCAGATGCTTACGGTACGGAGAGAGTGGCTGTAACTGGAGTACAGTTTGACGATCTTACTCTGTTTGACTGGGAGGCTCAGAAACCTCTGGAAACTGAGGCTCCGTTTACATTTACGGACTATGAGTATTTAGACGAGATCGCTCCCCGCTAAGCCGAGCATACAAAGAGATTAAGTAGAGGACGGGGAGCGTAAAAACTCTCCGTCTTTTTTATTCTGAAAAAAAAATTAGGAGGATATAACAATGGAAAATAACATTATCACAAATGAAGTTAAGGAAATTGAGGTAGACAGGGAGGCAGCAGTAGCAATAGAGGGGGTAGCAGAGCAAAAGCAGGCGGTAAACATTCTGGATCTTTTGCTGGGCTCTGATGTAGGAGAAATCAAGCTCCCTACCACTAAGGTAGAGGTAATCCGTCTTAGTGAGATATATGGATCCCCATTCGTGATTACGCTCTCAGCCTTATCTCCAGATAAATTTGAGGCGGTACAGGATATGGCGGTATCTATTAAGGGTAAGGATGCAGACATTGAGCTCTCACTCTTACAGACGCTTGCTGTTCTTGAGAGTGCTCTGGATGATGACGGAAAGCCACTCTTTAAGAATAAGGACTTGATGGCAAAATTCAAGGTACCTACTCCGAAAGAGCTGGTAAGAAAGTTGCTCCTCTCTGGGGAGATGACTAACATCTACAAGGTAATCTCTGATCTCTCTGGATTTGGGGATAATGCGGTAAAATCTGTAAAAAACTAATCGAAACGGACGGGCTGGCTCAGATGATGTACTACTACTGGAAAAATGGTAGAGTACGCCCGTCCGTTTTTTACAGTATGCAAAAGGGAGAGCTCACAGTAATTCAAGCCTTTTTTGAAAAAGAGATTGAAGAGCATAACGAACTTATTAAAAAGACGGAAAATAAAGGAGTAACTCCAGTAGCTATTATCTAAGGAGGTGGCAGAAATGATGGAGTTTGGTGCTAAGCTGAGCCTTAAAGACAATATGTTTGCCACTCTACAACGAAACCTCAAGCTACAGCGGGAGTTTTCGGAGCAGGTGGATAGGACTAACTCCAGCATCAAAGGGTTAAAGTCCGTTGGTAAAACGGTGGTATATCCTTATGTGAAGTTAAAAGACTTAGCTACCAGAAAAATAATGAAAGTCAAGGAAAGGCTTAGAACTGTGGGAAATACAGTATCTAAGCCTTTTGTGGCTATTAAAGACAGAGCGAGCCCGATATTACGAAGGGTTAAGGATACACTGAAAACGGTAGGAAAGACCGTAGCTAAACCGTTTGTAGTCATTAGGGACGGAGCTACAGCGATGATTAACCACATAAAGGGCGGGTTAAAAAGCATAGGTTCTATGACAGCAAAGGCAACGGTGGCAATAAAGGACGGAGCTACCGCAGGGTTGTCTAAAATCTCTGGAATATTATCCAGCTTAGCAAAGGGGATAACGATCGGGATCGGACTTGCAGGGGCAGGACTTACAGCCCTTGCGGGAGGAGCTCTTACACAGGGAGCCAGCTTAGAGCAAAGTATAGGCGGTGTAGAAACTCTCTTTAAGGCGGATGCAGGGCTGGTAATGGCAAATGCAGATAAAGCATTTATGACCGCAGGGCTCTCCGCTAATGAGTATATGGAAACCGTAACGAGCTTTAGTGCGTCTCTTTTACAGAGCTTAGGAGGGGATACCGCTAAGTCAGCTCAGATAGCAGATATGGCTCTTATTGATATGGCGGATAATGCTAATAAATTCGGTACGGATATGAGTAGTATCCAGACCGCATATCAAGGGTTTGCGAAACAAAATTATACAATGCTGGATAACCTCAAGCTGGGTTATGGAGGAACTAAGGAGGAGATGGATAGGCTCCTCAAGGATGCTCAAAAGCTCACAGGGGTAAAGTACGATATTAGTAACTTAGCCGATGTGTATAGTGCTATTCACGCAATACAGGACAATCTGGGAGTAGCTGGAGCTACAGCGAAAGAGGCGAGCTCTACATTCTCTGGATCTTTTGCGATGATGAAAGCAAGCGTAAAAAACCTCTTAGGCAACTTGGCTTTAGGTGGAGATATAACAGCCTCAATGGAGGCAGTAATTGACAGTGCGAGTACATTCTTATTCGATAATGCTATTCCGATGCTTGGTAGGATCTTTGAGAGCTTACCGACAGCGATAGGGGTAGCGATTGAAAAGGGTGCTCCTAAGATGAAAGAGCTGGGGGGTAAAAGTGTAACAGCTCTGAAAAACGGACTTAAGACAATGCTACCCGCTGAACTTGCGGAGCTTGTAGATCCGGCTTTTGACGGGCTAGGTACAGCGATAACATCCGCTATCTCAATGACTAAAAGTGTGATGAAAGGGCTTATCCCTGTTATCACAAATGTAATCAAGACAATAGCACCAGTAGTGGCGATGTTAGGAGAAATGTTTGAGGAAGTATTCCCAGTAGTACAGGATGCTTTAGGCGATGCGTTTAGAGATGGAGGAGGCTTTGTTAAAGGGTTTGCCGACATCGTAAAGGGTGCAATCCCAGTAGTTAAGCAGATTATTCTTAGCTTATCTCAAGTCTTTAAGACAGCAGTACCCGCTATACAGCCTATCCTTACCACTTTAGGAACTTTAATACAGACACTTTTCCCAGTAATTCAGAATATCATAGCTATCTTTGGAAACATTGTATCTACAGTGTTCCCGATTATAGCGAGTGTAATCTCTACCGCTCTTAATGCAGTGATGCCGATTATTAACGCTCTGGCAACGGTGGTACAAACAGCGATGCCGATTGTTGAGCAGGTAATCAGTACTGTAGCCGGTATCATCGAGGCGGTAATGCCTACTATTTCCTCAGTATTTGAGGCAGTAGGAGCTAAGGTGGCAGAGGTAATCGAGGTAGTAATCGTACCTGTGATGAATTTACTCCAGCAGGTATTTGAAACTGTTTCTCCGATCGTACAGGATGCGGTTTCTATTATGGCTGAGATATTCAGTGCATCGTGGGAGATCATCTCTCCGATCGTTGACTTAGCTATGGCGGTATTTGATGCCTTATGGAAAGTGGTAGAGGCAGTATTCCCAGCTATACAGGCTACCGTTGAGGCGGTATGGGCAGTATTAGAGCCTATATTTGGGGCGATAGCAGATGGCTTAGGACTTATCGGAGATGCGGTTAACGCAGTAGGAGGAGTAGTCGGAGCGGTAGGAGATGGTATTAGTACCGTAGGGGGTTGGATAGGCGATGGTATCGGAGCTGTAGGGGATTTTTTCGGATTTGCCTACGGTAAAGATAGAGTACCTTATGATAACTACCCAGCAGTACTCCACGAGGGTGAGAAAGTCCTTACAAGAAATCAAGCAGATCAATACGATAGGAGCGTAAGTACAAGAGGCGTAAAACTCAACAACGAGTTACAGCCTGTGGAAAAGCTCAATGTAAAGGATGCAGGAGGATTAGGAAGTGCAGGACAATCTGAGGAAGTAAAGGAAGTAAGTAAAGCAGGGAATAATATCCATATCGAAAAGCTGGCGGATACAGTAGTAATCGAAAAAGAGGCGGATGTGGATAAAGTGGTAGAGGATATGGTTAAGAAATTCCGTAAGCTGGTACCTAACATAGCTTAGTAAGGAGGTGGGTTATAGTATGGAATTTTGGCTAAAACAGGGAAGATGGGGAGCGTTTCAACTCCCCGTAAAGCCCTCAGAATTTAATGTTACTGTAGCTCATAGGAATACTGTAGTAAATGTGGTTAAGGTTGGGGATATTAACCTAATAGGAAATACGGGGCTGAGGGAGGTATCTCTTAGCTCCTTTTTTCCAGCTAAGGCATATAATTTTAGTTTTAACCGCTCTAAGATTGCTCCTATCCTCTTAGTGAACAGGATCGAGTACTGGAGGAGATCTGGTAAGCCTATAAGAGTAATCATCACAGGACTACTCAATATGGAGGCAACGATCGAGAGTTTCACTTGGGGGCAGAAAGACGGTACAGGGGATATATACTATACCCTCAATCTTAAGGAGTACAAAAAGGTTAAGGTAAGAAAAATTGCTAAAAAAACCTCTACAGTAAAACCTACAACGAGGGCAGTAAAACCTCCTACACCAAAAGCGGAGGGAGGAACTACAAAAAGGACATATACAGTACAGAGAGGGGATTGTTTATGGGCGATTGCTAAGAAGTTTTACGGGAATGGATCACAGTACCCTAAGATAGCGAACGCCAATAAGGACAAAATTAAAAATCCTAATCTAATATTTGCAGGGCAGGTATTAACTATCCCTTAAGGAGGCGGCTAGAGTGATTGTAATACACAAAGACAGGGATATTACAGATTATGTAAGCTCCATTAGCTGGGGAGGCTCCAGAACAGAGGTAGCCAGAAAGCTGGGGATTAAAGTAATCAACGCTCCTCTGGATAAAAATATTACGCCTTTAATCATCGACTTAGCCGATCCTATCTACTTATATGAGGATGATGGGGTAACAGAACGGTTTAGGGGGTTTGTGGTAGACAGGGAGGCAAACAGCGTAGCAGGGGCAGTAACCTATGTAGCGTATGACCTCCTTTTCTATACACTTAAAAGCAAGGCTACCTACAATTTTTCCGATAAATCGGCAGAAACGATAGCTAAGCTGGTGTGCGAGGATGTAAAGATCCCGACAGGAGAGCTTGCAGTAACAGGGCTTAATCAAAAGCTCATAGTACAAAATGTAAGCATTTACGAGATTATAATGCAGGCGTACACGCAGGCATCTCAAAAGAACGGTAAAAAGTACAGAGTAACCGCTAAAAAGGGGAAACTCAATGTAGAGGAAGTTGGTAAGGTGGTTTGCGAGATTGAGATAGCGGAGGATAGTAATATCCTTAGCTCCAACTACAAGGAAACACTTACCAATATGGTAAATAAGGTAAAAATATACGATGGAAAAGGAAATCTTTCAAGCGTGGTACAAAACGATGCGGAGGTTAAAAGGTATGGTATTTTTCAGCAGGTTTACACGAAAGAGGAGGGAAAAGATCCTACTACTACCGCTAAGAGTATGTTTAAGGGCGTGGAAAAGACTTTTACCCTTACCTGTGTAAATATCAATGAGGCGGTAACGGGAGTAGGGGCTATCGTAAAAGACAGTACCACAGGGCTTAAGGGGTTAGTGTGGATTGATAGTGATGTGCATACTTGGACGGACGGGGTAGCCACGATGACACTTACCGTAACGCTTAAGGCTCTAATGGATGAGAAAAAGACTCAAGAGCCTCCGAAAGAGCAGAAAAAAGAGGAAAAATCCTCTAAGAGTACGAAAAAAGGAGAAAAAGCAAACGATCCTACTAAGCCTTATACACCTACTGTAGGATCTAAGACTAATCCGCCTTTTGAGGTAGTCAATAAATACTGGAGGACGGAGATGGAGGGCTTTATGACTTACGCACAGGCTCTCTCTTACTACTCATCTCATAACGGTAAAGCTAACGGGTGGAAGATATTAGATGCAAGCAGAAAGGAGATACTGGCTTAGTGGATAAAAGCGGAATGGAAAGCGATCATTATTTTGCTGAAATGCTTGGAATGATGAGATCGCAGGGGGCTAAAGATAATCCAGTAACTCTCCAGCTTGGCATTATGCAGAGTGCTAATAGCGTAAAAGTGGATGATTTGGTGCTTAATGCGGAGGATTTATATATAGCGGATCATCTGGTGGCAGGCTATACGAGAAAAATTAAAGTGCCTTATGTATCTGGAGTAACGGTAGATACCACTCAAAGCGATCCATTCGGAACGGTAAGCCCGGAGGGGGTATATTCGGATCCAGATACGCAGGTAAGTACTCAGAGCCAGATAGTTTTTTCAGACGGACTTAAAAAGGGGGATCTGGTAGCGGTACAAAAGCTGGAGAATACTAATAAATTTGTAATTTTGGCGAGAGTGGTGGAGGTGTGATATGAGTTTATTCCCATTCGCAACAGATGCGGAGCTTGAGCTCATTACGCCAGAGGTAACAGCCTCCTCTATTAGAGAGTATGAGATTGATTTTAAGAATAATCGGCTCACAGGGAAAATAGTAGAGGGGGTAGATGCTCTCTGTGTATGGGCTTACTTAGCTCTTAAGGCAAAAAGATACCGCTGGCTTATTTATAGCTGGGGGTACGGTAATGAAGTGTATGAGCTCATCGGAGGCTCTTACAGCGAGGAATTTATACAGAGCGAGTGTAGGCGGTATATGGAGGAGTGCTTATTGGAAAATGAGCACATAACAGGAATTGAAGATTTGGATGTAACTCAAGAAAAGGATACGCTGTATATCAAGTTTCGACTTGTTACAGACTTGGGAAGTAAGGAGGTGGAAATGAATGTATGAGGATCAAACATACGAGGCGATATTAGACAGAACGCTGGCAAGAGTTTCTACTGATGTGGATAAGCGAGAGGGCTCTTTAGTAATGAACGCTGTAGCTCCTACATCGGCGGAGCACGCTAATATCTATATCTTACTGGATAGCGCTATTAAAAATGGCTATGTGGCTACAGCGGATATTAGAGAGTTTATTGAGCTTGGATGTAGACAGCGTGGGATAATTCCTTTTGAGGCTACACAGGCGATACTCAAGGGTAAATTCAATATGAAAATCCCTGTAGGCTCAAGGTTTAGCCACGATGAACTCAACTACATTGTCGTAAAATTCATTGAAGAAAAGGAAAAATTTTTCTACTACCAAATAAAATGTGAAACATTCGGAGAAATCGGTAATAAGAGTTTTGGAGAGCTTAATCCTATTGACTTTTTCCACAAGGATCTGGAGGGAGAGCTTATGGAGCTACTTATCCCAGCAGAGGACGAGGAGAGCGATGTAAGCCTAAAACAACGGTATGATAACTCATTTAAGAGTGAGGCGTACAACTGGAATAAGCAGGACTACAAGGAAAAAACTAAGGCACTTGGGGGCGTTGGAGGGTGTATCGTAAAATCGGTGTGGAATGGTGCTGGAACAGTTAAATTACTTATTATTGATAGTGAGTACAACAAGGCTACCCCCGTTCTTACAGAAAGGGTTGAGAATATATTAGACCCAGATCCAAAAGGGCAAGGAAACGGACTTGTTCCAATAGGGCATACTGTAACAGTAGTTACACCAGATACAGTAACTCTCCAGATTAGAGTTAGGATTACTTTTCAAGACGGGCATGACTGGAACAGTAAAAAAGCGTTAATTAATAAGGCTTTGCAGGATTATTTTTTAGAAATGAGGAAAAATTGGGAAAATGATACCTTAATAGTGAGGATATCTCAAATTGAAAATCGTATCCTCAATGTTGAGGGAGTGCTGGATGTAGCGAATACTACAATAAACTCAGTACCGGATAATTACACTGTACAGAATAATCAACTCCCAATTTTAGGAGGTATAGAAAATGTCGGCTAAAGAAGTGGAGCTATTAAGCTATTTACCTTTTCATATCAGAGAAATCAAAGAATTCAAGGAAATTGCAAAGGCAGAAACTCCGGAGATCAAACTTATTCTTGAGGCGATTGATAAATTCTTAAGAAACATGTTCATCGAAACAGCAGACGAAGATGGGGTAGCTTATTTTGAATCTTTATTAGGCATATTTCCAGAGGAAAATGATACTTTAGAGAACAGAAGATTTAGAGTGTATTTACGCTGGAATATTAGAAAAAACACACTTAATGAAAGTTTGACAGCTCTATTAGGTGTAGACGGGGTTAAGACCGAATTACAGGGATTATCCTTGACTGTTAAAGTAGCATTAACAGAAAAAAATAAAGTGAATGAAGTAAGGCAGCTTTTAGAGCGGATGCTCCCGGCCATTATGATGTTTACGGTATCGCTGCTTTATAACCAGTGGGGGAATATCAAGCTTTTGAAATGGGGAGAGGTTAAAGGCAAAACTTGGGGACAGTTAAGAAATGAGGTGTTATAAGTGCAGGAAACGAATTTTTATAAGTTAAGAAAGCCGGATGAGGCAGACTTTATCAATGTTGAGGATTTGAACTACAATGCAGATGTACTGGATCAGGAATTAAATAACCTTAAAAATAATAGTGCTGTTCGTATTTCGACAACGGACGAGGCTTTTATCAATACTTTAACCGGCAACACTGGCAAGGTCGGACAGGACTATCTATTCGGCTCTAAGGGGGATAAGAACGGCGCCGGGCTTTATCAGGCATTGCAGAACTGTGTAAGCAATGGGTACACCATCAATATTGTAAACCTAAGCGGGGAAAATGAGGGCTTACTGGGCAGCCACTTTAAAGAGCCGGCGTATTATCTGGCTACTTTTTTGGACGTTAAAAAAATAGCTATTCGGGCGATGACCTCTCCAGTAGAAGTTATCAATAGCCTGTCAGACGGCAGCACGGACAAGCCAATATCGGCAGCGCAAGGGAAATGGCTCAATGAGAACAAGCTGACCAACAATAAACGGACATTAACGGCAGCGGAATTGAACAATCCCAATTACCCAGAGCCTTATGTATGCAGTACGGATAAAGGCAAAGAAATCGGACTCCCTACATCGTGGGCGTATATCCAGTATTTTCGTCATGAGAATAATGACGGGTATGGTACGCAAGTAGCCTATAAATTAGATGGTAGTCCATCTGGGCTTGAAAATAAAGTTGACAAAGCATGGTCAATGAAAATTAGAACGAGTAATGGAACAGCATGGCTACCATGGGAAAATGTAATTACTTCTAAAGAAAAGTGGGATAGACCGGTACTGGACTTAAATACCTGTATTGAGGATGGTATGAGTTATTATTTTAATTCAAATACACTAAATCGTCCAGGAGGTACGGGTGATGGTATCGTCACTATGCATGCGTATAATAAGGATAATTATGCAGTAACATTCGGGGTTCAGATTGCATATTCGTGGTGGGACAACAAGGTCGCCATGCGGTCAATTAAAAATACTGATTTTGCACCGTGGAAAGAAATTTTAACGAGTGATAACCATGCATTTTCGGTTGACGGGAACGGAATTCACATGAAAGGCTTGGATAAGAAAGTTCACTCTCGTCACATTGAAGGTGATGTTCCAGGGCAAGATGGTACATTATTCCTCAACTACCATAACAGAAAGCCAGTTTACTTCAAGGCAAGTGATGGATCAGATCATACATTACAAGAACTTTTTCAATCAGCCAGTAATGGAAAAACAACGATTGCCAACGCCATTACTGGCAAAGGAGTGCCGACCAGCACTACGGCGAGTTGGCAGGAGATGGCGGGGAATATTGGGAAGATAAAAAAAGCGGATGTATTAAATAGCGTTTTTGAAGGAGTGTACCCTGTGGAAACGCGAGACCAATATGGGAATAGACTATATGAATTTAAAAAAGCGTTATCTAAGAAATATAACAATTTTATTTGGGAATTAAGATATAGCCAAGAATCAGGTGGACCTTCCGATGAAGGGTACGCATTTCAGCTGTGGTTTTTTAGCGATACTAATTTTCAGCAATTATCGAAACATATGGTTTTTCGATCTTTACTTAGAGACAATGGCTCTTATTTTATATCTAATCCAGATAGGATTATGCTTAATCTTGCAGATGTAAGAAGTATAAAAATGCTTTCTTATTTGGGAGAATATGATATTGGTTGGGGAACTTTAATTGCATGGTAAAAATTACAGGAGGTAACTATGTACGCATTTTTAATTGACGACAACAAGCAAATTATCGGCTATCAGCCGACCACGGTCGAGCTAATCAAGGCCGAAGTGGAGCGGCCAATACCGCCGCACCACCCCAAGCCTGGCATAGATTATGTTGAGTATTGGGACGATGTGGAAAAGAAAATTGTTTTGAGAGAAGTAGCACGACCGTTAACCGAAAGCGAGAAAACAGCGCAATCGATTAATGATATCAACCAATTATTAGCTGACCTGATAGCAGGAGGTGAACAGAGATGAAAGACTACAAATTAAGGATTTTCAAACGTGCGATTCTGGCCCGTATGGAAGCCGAGCAGGCCACCAGAGAAGAAATTCTGGCGAGTTATCCTCGGTTGACGGAGACTGAGAAACAGGCTCTTCGGGAAGTAATCCCGGAAACTATCGACTAAGGGCAAAGGACATGGGGCGGCGAGAGCTGCCCCAATCAAAGGTGGTGAATGGTGAAAGATATTATTGGTATTTTTGGGCGTTTTAGTATAGAGCAAGTAATTGGCCTATGCTGTGCGTTCTACGGCCTGTATAAGGTCATAGAACGAGTGTATAAGGCAGTCACGGACTATCATGACAAGCAGCAGGAAAAAGAGGAGCTATTTGCCATGATAAAGGAAAATCAAGCCAGTATTGACAAGCTGGCGGAAAAGATTGACGATCATATCCGGCGTGACCGGGAATATAAGCTGGGGAGTCTTCGAGACAAATTATTTGTTTGTTACAACGCGGTAAAGAAACAAGGGTACATTACGCGGCGACAGCTTGAAAACTTTCACGCGAATCTTGATGTTTACCGCAAGGAATATGGCGGTAACGGATTAGTGGACAAGGTGTACGAACCAGAAATTAATAAGGCGGAAGTAAGGGAGGATTGATACATGGAAGAAGCATTCAGCACAAATAATCAAATATTTGGTGCAATTCCGTCTAACCGAAGTCCGAAAGACTTTCCGGTTTTGGCAGAAAGCGGCGTAGAACTGGGACCGGTTTACAAGCCGGAGAACATTGAAACCATATTAAACATGGTTATGTATAATCAGCTGCTTTCCGGCAGCTGCGTCGGTCAAGCGCTGGCAAAGGCAAAATCTTTGCTGGAGTATATTCAGAACCCGGACAATGTCTTTTTATTCAGCGGCTGGTTTTTATGGATGAACCGGCCAAAGAATATTAGCTACTTGCTGGACACGGAAGGAACATCACTAAAAGATCAGGCCGAAAAGCTGGTCGAGGATGGCGTGTGTTTTTTATCGCAATATGACTTAAACCCAAGGCAGACAAGCGACAGGGTTTCTTACAAGGACAATAAAGATAAGTTTTACGGGGAAGTACGTCCAGCGCTGCTAAGTTCAGCGGCTGGGTACAAAGCTGACAAATACCTTTTTCCGGAAACGGAAGCGGAAATCAAGCAGGCGATTAAAAAGCTTGGGTGTGTCTGTATCTGCATTCCCTTGTATCCATCGTTTAGCTTTGTCCAGAGCAATGGGATTATTCCCAACCCGCAAGACGGTGAAAGCTTAAAGGGCTTTCATACCATGCTAATTTATGGCTGGGACGATAGTAAGGCCGTTTGGTACGGCCATAATTCTTACGGCCGAGGTTGGGGAAAGAACGGCTTTTTCACCATTCGGAAAGATTACCCGATCAAGGAATATGTCGCGATTGCCGATGACAGCTTACTTCATTGGGCGGACAAATATTTTTACTTCCTTTGGAAGAAGGGTGTGACGCTGCATGAGCGGAACTTTGACCAGAACATCAGCCGGGGTGAAACAATGGCTATTTTGGCCAGAGTGCTGGCGGGCGGAGATAAGAATGTGTTCCCTGTGATAAACGCTGAACATTGGGCTGACAAGTATTTCAAATATCTTAACAGCCACGGCTGCAAGGTATTTGAAAAGAATTACGATAACAAAGTTACGCGCGGCGAGTTTATGACCTTGCTGTATCGGGTGCTGAATAAGAATGACACAACCGATGTATTGCCGTCCAAGGGTGAGCACTGGGCGGAGGCGTACTTTGAGGAATTAAAGAAATTAGGAGTTGTTATTCACGAAAAACGCTTTAATGATTCGATTACCAGAGGAGAGGTTATGGCGCTGGTAAGCAGGTCATTAGGGTACAAAGAATAAGGAGGTTACTTATGAATCAATTATTTACCAATTATCCGATGATTGCGTATGCGTTTTTAGGCATTGTTCTGGTCTTTGCAGCCTATCTTTTTGTAAAAGAAATGCAAAGGCTGGGGCTGGAGAGGATCCGAAAAATCGTTTATCAAGGATTTATCACGGCAGAAAACAGGTTTAAACACGGCGACAACGAAAGGAAGTTTGAGTATGTTGTTGCCTTGGCGAGGGAAAATATTCCGGCACCGTTTAATGCGTTTATTTCCGTAAAATTACTAAAGGTGGTTGTTCAGGCGTGGTTTGACTTGGTAAAAGACCTGCTGGACGATGGCCGAATTAACCAGTCAAGCAAACCAAAGGGGGAGACAAAAAATGCTGAAGCCATTAACCGTCATTGACGGAATCATTCAGGACAAGGAGATTGACGGCATACGGGTTAATATTGCGATTGTGCAGCCAAGGGGCAAGCGGAACGTGCGGACGCTGGTTAAGATGACAGAGGTTATCGGTATTACCAACCATAATACCGCGAACACCGCGCCGACGGCAGGAAGTGAGGCGCATGCCCGGTATCTACAAGGTTTGGAAAATGCAGATAAAGAGTACAAGTCAGTGCATTTTTTTGTTGACGCCGACCGCATTATTCAATGTGTCCCGATTGACGAGTTCTGTTATCATGCCGGGGACGGCAACGGCGACGGTAACCGGAAAACCATCTCCGTTGAGATTTGCGAAAATGGTAATTATGCGAAAGCAGAATCAAACGCGCAGAAACTGAACGCTGCTTTGCTACTTACCTATCCTAATCTAAAGATTTACAAACACCAAGATTGGAGCGGTAAATTCTGCCCGCGCAGGATTTTAGCCCGGCCGAATGGCTGGCAGGAGTTTACGGCGGGGATTGTCAAGCTGGTTGAGGACGCTAAAAAGAATGTCGTCAAAGTCAATTACAATGGCCAGATGTACGAGTTGGCCGGACAGGTGATCGACAACAAGAATTACGTTGGGATCCGGGAAATGGCCGAGAAGGTATTTGGTAAGATTGTTGAATGGGACAGCAAGAATAAGGTGGTGGTTATTATGGACAAGTAGGAATAAGGCTATTAGCACTTAAAAATAAGGAGGTTTACAATGACTGGAAGGCAGTTAAGAGAAAAAGGCGTAATTACAACGAAAGCTAAAACAGAAAAAGCGATTAATTTTAATGAAGGAGAAACATCGGAAATTTCAGTTAATCCGGGCAAAAATGCAAGAGAAACTTTTAAAATAGGAGATGTAGTCCAGTTTATGGGTTGCCTCCAGTATACTAACTCCTATGCAAGTGGAGTAGCTAAAGCATGTAAAGCAGGACTTGCAAAAGTAACAAGTTTCTCTCTAAATAACCCGCATCCATATCAGTTGCAAGCTATAGTCGGAAAAGGCTCCACTGTTTATGGATGGGTAAACGAGGAAGATATTGCGGGAAAAACAGACGGGACAGGTAAGATTTGTTCGTAGTAGCAAACCTATTCTCTAAAATTGCTACAATGCGGCATGAATGTGTAATACCCAATAATATTATAAAAAAACCTTATCCGCGAGGGGAAAACAGTTAAATTATCATAAAAAATCGAGGGGGATATTGGCATAGGCTAGTATCCCTCATTTTTTTAGTTGTAAATATTATATAACTAGTATATAATAAACAGAGTAATGTAAGATTATGGTAAAAAATAATAAACAGGATAATAAAGGAGCGTAACGTATGAAACAGCGGGCGGTTTATTACGCAAGAGTATCAACGGATGAAGAAAAGCAACTTAACGCCCTCGAAAAGCAGATACAGGAAAACAAGGATGTTATAGCCTCTAATGGCTGGAAACTTGTAGATGAATACATAGACGAGGGAAAAAGCGGTACCTCTACTAAGAGGAGAAATGAATATAAAAGGCTTTTAAAAGATTTATCAGAGGATAAATTTGATATTGTAGTATGCAAAGATCAAGACAGGCTCCAAAGAAATACTTTAGATTGGTATTTATTTGTTAATCAAATCGTAACTAACGATATTAAGCTGTTTATGTACTTAGATAATAAGTATTTTAGCTCTAATGAAGATGCACTTATTACTGGAATTAAGGCAATTATAGCGGAAGAATATAGCAGAAATCTTAGTAAAAAATTGAATAACACTAATAAACGCAGAATTGAAATGGCTAAGCAAGGATTTGAGGTATCAGCTCTTGGTAATGGAAAAGCTTTAGGGTATAAAATAGAAAATAAGCGATGGGTAAAGGTGCCGCAAGAAATAGAACTGGCACTTTTTATATGGGATTTATATGAAAAATATGATAGTATTCGTAAGGTAAGGGATATACTAAATAATATGGGCTATCGCAATTCCGTAGGTAAACCTTTTTCCTTAGAAAGCATTTCAAGGGTGCTAAAAAATGAGAAAGCTAAGGGCATCTTAGTAATGGGGCGGTATAAACATGATTTTGATAAAAAGCGGGTTATTAAAACCGCAGAGGAAAATTGGACAAGAATAACAATGCCAGAATTGGCATATGTATCAGAAGAAAGATGGCAAAAGGTAAATGACCGGCTTAAGAGTAAAAAAATTGGAAAAAGAGGAAAATACATGGGAGCAGATCCACTTAGTGGTAAAATATTTTGCGGCAAATGCGGATCAGTGTATTGGAGACGATTTTCTAAGGGATATATTAGCTGGTACTGTTCAAAGGCTTATTCTAAGGGGAGTATAATATGTAATGGGTCTAATCCTATGAGTGGGATTAAGCTTAAAAAAATTTATGCTAAGTTAAGTGAGGGGCTTGTAGTCAATAGAGAAGTAGTTAAAGAGAGTATTATAACTTGGCTAGAAGAAACCAAGAATGCTCTTACAGATGATACTAAAAGGAAAACTGCCTCTTTAGATCTCCAAAAAGCTTTACAGAAGAAAGAAAAGCTAACAGAGATATATTTGGAGGGGATAATTTCTAAAGACGAATATAAGGTAAAATATGCGGATCTGAATGAGCAGATAACAGAGTTACAGATGTTAGTAAAACCAGTAGAGGATAATAAAGATGTTGTAGAAATTAAGGAAATTCTAAAAAATATAGACGCAGAGATAGACGCTTATATCAATTTAGATGAATTTGAGGATAGTAAAATAGATTTTCTCATAGAGCATACGAAAAAAATAACTGTAGATAATAAACATCTAATTATAGAACTAGATTTAATTGGAGGGGCTATAATTGCAGGGGAAGATTTTTTGTTATTTGTTCACGATAGTGGAGAGATAACAAATGCTGGAATTTATAGAAGTATCGCATAG